ATGGGCACCATTATCGAACGTCGCAGACGCTCTGGCCAGATCTCCTGGCGCGCAGAAATCGCACGCATGGTCGGCGGTGTCAAAGTCAGAGAATCACGCACCTTCGACCGGGTCGCGGCGGCCCGCGCCTGGATGCGGGCCCGGGAGAGAGAGCTTGAACAGGGCGGGGCGGAGCCCGCATCCATCCCGGCGCGGCGCAAGGGGGCGACACTCGCCGATGCAATCGACATGTATTGCAGCGACCAGACCCGCCCGATCGGACGCACCAAGGCGCAGGTGCTGCGCACGCTCAAAGGCTTCGAGATCGCCGACCGCCAGTGCGAGACCATTTCCAGCTCAGACCTGGTTGACCTCGCCCGCGAACTGGTTGCCTCCCGCGCGCCACAGACCGTGCTCAACTACCTGTCGCATTTGCAGACCATCTTTGCCCTGGCGCGGCCGGCCTGGGATATGCCGCTCGACCCGGGCGCGATGGAAAGCGCCCTCGTCGTCACCCGCCGGCTTGGCCTGACCTCCAAGAGCGCCGTGCGGACGCGCCGCCCCTCACTCGACGAGCTGAACCGTCTGATGATCTTCTTCGCGGCCCGGCATCGGCGACGCCCCTATTCCGTGCCGATGCATGTCGTCTGCGTCTTCGCGCTCTTCTCGACGCGGCGGCAAGAAGAGATCACGCGGCTGCTGTTCTCCGATCTCGACGCAGCGAACAGCCGGATCCTTGTGCGCGACATGAAGCACCCGGACAGCAAGGCGGGGAACCATCAATGGTGCGAGCTGCCGGAGCCTGCCCTAAAGATCCTGCAAGCCATGCCGCAGCACCAGGACACGATCTTTCCCTACACCACCGACGCGATCACCGCCGCCTTCACCCGGGCGTGCCAGCAGCTCGAGATCGATGACCTGCGGTTCCATGACCTGCGGCATGAAGGCGTCTCGCGACTGTTTGAACTTGGCAAGACAATCCCGCAAGTCGCATCCGTGTCGGGGCACCGTTCCTGGCAGTCCCTGCGCCGTTACACCCATATCGCCCAGGACGCGACCGACCGTTACAAGGACTGGGTCTGGCTCGATCGCGCGATCCGCACCGCGCAGTCCCTGCCAGCCATCCCCAGCGACAAGCCGCGTCAGGTCGTGGCGCACAGACGGCCGAACGCCCTGAAGGGCAAGCCTCAAGGTCGCCCCTGAAGGGCCGTAATGAGGCAAATGGAAGTAACCCTAATTGCAATTGACCCATGAAACTGCGTGAATTACCTATGCGCGCATCAATTGTAGGCCGGTTGTGGGCGGCGGCGGCAATCTACGATTTGTGGATAACTTTACCTAACGGAATTATCGCCGCGCCATGGACGCCAAAACGATGCGCGCGCGCTTGCAACAGTTCCTCGCCGAACGAGACCTGTCGATCAATGACTGGTGCCGACGCGCCGGGATCGAGCCGGGGGCCGTGTACGCATTTATGAACCGGCGCACGAACGACATCGGGACCTTGCGCCTGGTGGCCCTGGCCGAGGCTGAAGGGTGCACGGTCGACCAGATCCTCGGGCGGACCCCGGTCGACAAGGCCACCATGATCAGTCTGGCACAGCCAATCCTTGAAGATCGCGGCGACAGCGTGACGCTGATCGACGTGGCGAGGCTCACGGGCCTGCCTCCGGCTGCGCTCCAGTCGATCTGGCTGACCATCGATGACCTGGTGGTCGACGCCTATCTGGACCTTTGGCGACGCGCAAATGAGCCGGTGCTCTCGCTGCCGGATGATGGCGACAAGGCCACGAAGGTCTTGCAGCGAATCCAGGCGGCCGGCGTCCGCACCATCGACTGGATGCAGGCGCGGCTGCGGTTTGCTGTCGCCTTCAACCGGGCCATCCTGCTCACGTCTGCACAACGCCGCGCCGAGTTCCGGCGCCTGCGGCAGGAGTCCGCCGAGATCTACTGCGCGCGGGTGCTGGCACCAGCGCGAGATCTCATGCCCCTGGACGCCCCGCATCAGGTCGAGCTCGCTCTGGTGCTGTCGGACACGGCCGTGCAGGCAACCCTGCTCAACATCGACACCCCTCGCCGGGCTGTCCCTGATTTCCGCCGACGCGTCGAAGCCATCACGCTGGGGCAGATTGTAAAATAATGCGGTTGTGCGTCGGTTGCTGTACTATTCTACGCAAAAAAGCATTTGAAATTAATACCTTGTGTCATTTTACTCCGACCGTCTGAACGACATGGAGGATTTGACTTGAGCGACCGACGATCTGGTAAGCGTTTACTGAACGAGGCTCTGTCGAGCCTTCTGGATGTGCTCCAGAAGGGTGACCGCGTCTATCTCATCGCGGAGCTCACGCCAGAAAAAATGGACGCCGTATTGGCCGAGATGGCCGCCAATGACGACTTTGAAGACGATGACCCGCTTGAAGCCAATGGCGACGAGCGGTCGCCGAACGAGTCATGGGCGTGAGTTTGAGTGAGCTGCCCCGGGCCCGGCAAGACCGGGGCAGCTACTGACCGCCGATGCTGACAGCGCGTTATCAGACATCAGGATTTGTGTTTGACGGCTTGTGCACTTCTCGTGTTATGAGCACATTGATAGAACAAAGGGCAGCACCACATGCCTCACCCGGCGCTTGACGAACACCTCCCGATCACGGTCGAGGCCCGCGACGACACGGGCCGCATCGTCGAGGTGATCGCGCGCTGCGCGAATGTGACCGTCGCACGCGGCGCATTCGACGCCGCGAAGACCTGCCGCCAGGGCGTCGAGATCATGATCCGCGACCGCGCGCGTGTGATTGCCGCGGAACGACTGCCGCTGGCGAATTTGCGCGAAGCCACCCCGTCAAAAGGCTTGACCTGATACACCGCTGGTGTATGTTGAGCCTGCGCAGAGGGAGAGCCCTCCGCATGAGGTAATGGAGACCTGATCATGATCACCGAGTTTCAATCTGACCTTCCCGCCGGTCGCGCGCGGTTCTTGGCCTTCGGGCGGCATTATGCCGACGCCGTGAACCAGATCGCCGAACGCGGCCTTGAAGCCGCGCTTGAAGCCACCGCCACTTTGGGGGGCGTGCGGCAGCCGAAAGGCATTGCGCGGAGTTTGGTAAAGGCCGTTGCCAAATCTGGCCCCGTGCCCGCGCACCGGATATCCAGGCGCGCTCGTCGCCGCTATGAGGATGGCGCGCATGTCATTGATATCGTGGTCGAGACGCCGCGGTTGACATGGAAATATCGCGGAGACCGGCAGATCGGTATGATTGAATGGCTACCCGCATTTGTTGTTACCGACCGCTGCAGCGCACCGGTTCTCCGTTCCCCGCTGCCAGGATGAACCATGGCCACCACATTCTCTTTACTTTCACAGATCTGCGGCCTCTCTCATCGAGAGGCCGCCCAGCTCCTCAACGTGCGCCTGGACACTGTCAAGTCATGGTCCACCGGACGCAACCGCGTGCCCGACGCCGTGCTTGCAGAACTCGCGGAACTGGCGGCACGGATCGAGGCAGCGGCGGCGCAAACGCTGAAACAGATCGAGGAAACTGCGGCGGAACACGGGCCACCGGACGAAGTAGAGCTGGGCATCGCATCCGACGACGCAGAGGCAGGTTACATCGGCTGGCCTTGCGTCGGCGCTCAAGCCACTTGCCTCGGCCTCGTCCTCGCACGCGGCATTCAACGCGGCTACCGGTTCAGAGTTGCACCCCGCGGTTCAACGGTTGCAACAGCAGCGGCCGCCGACAGCCGAGAAACCGACAAGAGCCGAAGGTAGGCACAACCTTTGCGCTTGACAGTCAGAAGCACACGCGCAATGAATTGACCGTCGCTATCAGCGACCCGGGCGCCTCGCCGTAGCAGGGGCAGGAGATCAGACCATGGGCACCTATTCCGTCCAGTTTTCCTGCGGACATTCTCAAGACGTCAGACTTCATGGCCGCCGCCGCGACCGTGAGTACTACATCAGTCGTGCCGGCCAGTCGGGGAAGTGCAGCGCCTGCGAGGAGCAGGAGCGCAAGGACCGCATCGCCCGCATCGAGGCAGAGTTCGAGCTGCCTGAGCTGCAGGGGACCGACAAGCAGATCAGCTGGGCGCGTTCCATCCGCGCATTTGTCGTCGGCGAGTTTCAGCGCCTTCGCTTCGACATGAGCCAGACCGACATCATGGCTGTTCTCGGCATCGACGAGGCCGGCTGGTGGATTGACCACCGCGAGACCCGGGCCGATGAACTGCCGCGGCTGGCCGACGAGCACCTTCTGCTGAAGGCCAAGATTGCCGAGCCCGCAGTCGACGCAGCTCCCGCACACATCCTGCGCCCGTCCGACACTCCGGTGACGGCGACGCCGATCGTGGTCACGATCAAGCCGCCCTTCATCGAGCTGACCTCCCACGAGTATCACAAGCCGATCGTGACCATTGCCCGCGACTTCCGCGGCGAGTGGCAGCGTGTCACGCGTGGCTCGGGGTACTGGGTGATCAAGACCGACCCGCTCAGCGGCGACCCCCTCCATGTCGCTGCGGATCTTGTCAGCCAGCTGGTCGCCAAGGGGTTCATCGTCTCCCTGGACCATGACGGTGTCCGCAATCTGGTCGAGACGGGCACGTTTACGCCCGCCGTCTGGCGGCATGTCCGCATGGTTCTGTCGCGGCGCGGACGGCTCATGGCGCACATCAGCTGGCCCCTGTCGGATGACCTTTACCGGCAGGCCAAGTCCCTGCCCGGCGCCCTCTACGTCAACCGTGCCGTGCAGGTGCCCGTCATTGCGATCGAGTCCGTGGCAGATTTTGCCGAGCGCTACGGCTTTGCGCTGTCGCCCGCGACGCGGCGCGCCATCGAGCGGCACGCCGCCGCACTGGCCAATGGCGGCACGGCCGAGACCGCCATGCCGCGCGGAGGTGCGTCAGACGAAAGCAAGGATCTGGTCGTTCCCGAGGATTACGACATCCACGAGGCTCTCCGTGATTTTTGAACCGACCACCGACCTGATGCCGCACCAGGTACTCGCCACGGCGAAGGTCCTGCCGAGCCGCGTTGGCGCACTGTTCATGGATCCGGGGACCGGCAAAAGCCGGACCCTCCTTCAGCTGGCGCGCCAGCGGCGTGGCAAGTTTCGCAAGCTGTTCTGGTTCACCCCCTGCTCGCTCCGCGACAACGTGCGCCAGCAGATCCTGACGCACACCGACATCGACCCGTCCCGGATTGCCATCTGGGACGATCGCACCCTGACCCAGGGCATCCCGCCTTCCGCGCAGGTCCACATCGTCGGCATCGAAACGATGTCGACGAGCGACCGGGCCGTCCTGGCCTACAACGCGGAGCTGTCGCCCGATGATTTCGTGGCCTGTGACGAGAGCGACCTCATCAAGGGCTGGCGCGCGGTGCGCTCGCAGCGGCTGCGTCACATGAGCGCGCGGAGCAAGTACCGGCTCGCGATGTCTGGCACGGCCTTCACGCAAGGACCGGTCGACCTCTACAGCCAGATGATGTTCCTCAGCGACAAGATCCTTGGCTACCGCTCGTTCTGGAGCTTCGCGGCAAACCACCTCGAGTTCGAGGAGCGGACCGACGCCTTCGGCCGCCGCCGACGCACGGGTCGCATCGTGCGCACACTTAACGAAGGCTACATCGCGTCGAGGATCGAGCCTTATGTCTATCAGGTGCGCAAGGATGACTGCCTCGACCTGCCCGGCCAGCTCTATGAAGAGCGCTATCTCTCGATGACACCAGAGCAGCGGGAGCTCTACGAACGCGCCAAGGACGAGGTGCTCAGCATCGATTACGAGGACTGGTCCCCCGTCCGCATCTTTCATCTCTACACCAGCCTGCAGACGATCCTCTGTGGCTTCTGGATGGCCCCGGACGGGAGGCACTATACCGTCCCGCACAACCGCACGGATGTGCTGCTCGACACCATCGCTTCGCTTCCAGCTGGCGAGAAGGTCATCATCTGGGTCAAGTACATCCACGCCATGGAAGACGTCGCAGCGGCGCTCGGCGAGCGGTATGGCCCGGAGACGGTCGCCTGCTATCACGGCGGGATCTCGGACGCGCAGCGCGGCGCTGCCCTCGATCGCTGGCGATCCTCTGCAAGGTTCCTCGTCGGCACACAGGCGTCCGGAGGGCGCGGGCTGACGCTCAACGAAGCTGCCTACACAATCTTCTACGCCGACAGTTTCAAGTATTCCGAGCGGCGGCAGGCCGAGGACCGTAACCACCGGATCGGGCAAGATCGCCGCGTCGTCTATCTGTCGCTGCGCTGCGTCGATTCCATTGACATGCGGATCGGCCGCGCATTGCAGATCAAGGGCAATTCCCTGGCGGCGTTCCAGGCCGAAATCGCGAACTGCCAGCAGCTCCGGCTGCGAGACCGGGCCGTTGCCCTCGTCAGGAGCCTTTGACCCATGCACACACAGTTCACGGATCAATCAGTCCTTGAGGCAGCCAACGCACGCCTTGACCGGGTGTTCCAGGACTTCGACAACGTCATTGTTGCCTTTTCGGGAGGCAAGGACAGCGGCGTTCTCCTGAACCTTGCTCTTGCGGCCGGCGACCGGCACGGGCGCCAGATCGGCGTTTTCCACTTCGACTACGAAGCCCAATACCAGGCGACCACCGATTATGTCGATGCGACCTACGCAAGCCTGCGCGGCAGGATCGACCCCCTGCGATGCTGCGTACCGGTCCTGTGCCCAACGGCCACCAGCATGCACGAGACACACTGGCGCCCGTGGGACCCAGACAAGCGCGAGATATGGGTCCGGCCCCTGCCAGAGGACCATTTGGGCCCGGATGCCTTTGATTTCCTGACCGACACGATGAGCGACTACGCGTTCCAGGAGCGAATAGCGCTGTGGCATCACAAGCGCAGGAATGCGAGCCGGACGGCGGTTCTCGTCGGGATTCGTGCCGAGGAAAGTCTCGACCGCTGGCGCACGATTGCCGGCACGCAGCGCCGGTACAGGCACGCAGGCTTGCCCTGGACAACGCGACTGTTCGACGACGTCTACACCGCCTACCCGATCTATGACTGGCGCGTCGAGGACATCTGGACCGCCAACGCGTGCTTCGGCTGGGGTTACAACAGGCTCTATGACCTGTTTCATCTCGCCGGCGTACCGCTCCACGCCATGCGTGTTTCTTCCCCGTTCCACAACTATGCGAAATCGACCCTGTCGCTGTACAGGGCGGTTGACCCGCAGACATGGGGCAAGCTGGTCAGCCGCGTCAATGGCGTCAACTTTACAGCCATCTATGGCGACACCGTCGCCATGGGCTGGAAGGACATCACCAAGCCGGCGCATTTCACCTGGCGCGACTATGCGTTGTTCCTGCTCGACACCTTGCCGGAAGACACTGCGGCTGGCTTCCGGGAGAAACTTGCAACGTCGATCCGGTTCTGGCGCGAGAAGGGCGGCGTCCTCAGCGCGGAGACACAGGCCGACCTTCGACGCGCCGGGATCCCTTTCGAGGTGGGGGAGAAGAGCAACTACAAGACCGACAAGCTGCCGGTGCGGATGGAATACGCCGACGACGTCGACAGCAACGATTTCAAGCTGATCCCGACCTGGAAGCGGCTCTGCATCTGCATCCTGAAGAACGACCACGTCGGGAAGTACATGGGCTTTTCGCTGACAAAGCGGGAGATGGAACGACGGGAAGCAGCCATCGCCAAATACAGGGACCTCTAGCATGACGATCAAGGACTACACGCTCGGCGCCGGGACGAAGTCGGATCGCGACCTGTTTGCATGGGTCGGCCCATGGCTTGTCAGCCGGAAGACCCATGAGACCCTCGGGATCGCCATCACCAGCCGTCCGGGCGACCGGTGGCATGTGATGATGCCGGCCAAGGGCCCGGCGCGCGGCTTTGCCGTGACCGCCGACGCGAAGGGCAGTCCGTCGCGGCACCTGCGGTTCCTCCACGCGGACACGACCATGGCCCGGCGCGCCCTGCTGGCACGCGTCATAGACCTGGCCCGACACGAAGGGATCGCCGTGCTGTGGGCTCGGGAACGTCGGGGCGATTCCGACCTGATCGACGCGGGTTTCAAGATGATCGACACGGCGGAAACCACGCGGGAGCGGGCGTTTGTCCGCTACGAACTGACATTCAAGACGGAGGCCCAGACATGAAGGATCTGTTTTCCGAAGCGCCGGACGCGTCCGTCGTGGCAAAGACGGAAGAGCTTGTCGAACTGGTACGAGCGATCAAGACCCCGGAAGCCCGCGTCGAAGCGCTGAACACCATTCGCAGCATGCTGCATGAGGTGAGCCCCCTGCGCGACCACCCCGTCGACCTCGTGCTCTGGGTGCCGGCCGAGAGCGTCCACGCCAACGACTACAACCCGAACGCGGTCGCCGGACCGGAGTTCAAATTGCTCGCGCGTTCCATTGCCGCAGATGGATACACCCAGCCGGTCGTCAGCTGGGTCCGCGATGACGACGAACGGGAGACCGTGGACGGCTACCATCGCGGCAGGGTCGGACGGGAGAATGCCGAGGTGCGACGCAAGACCCTCGGCTATCTCCCGGTGACCACCGTCAATCAGGCGCGGCGCGGCCGGGCCGATCGCATGGCCTCGACGATCCGGCACAATCGTGCCCGAGGCACGCATTCGATCGAACTGATGTCGAACATCGTGGCGGACCTGGTTCAATCCGGGATGTCCGATGCCTGGATCGCGAAGAACATCGGCATGGATGCCGACGAGCTGCTGCGCCTGAAGCAGATCACCGGAATTGCCGCCTTGTTCGCCAACCGTGACTTCTCTCGGGCATGGGAACCGACCGAGCGGGCAGTGTCCCCTGAGACCAACACAGAGATCCTACCATGAGCGCAAAGTACTTCACGCACATCACCCTGAACAACGGCCACACGGCCAAACAGCCCCGCAGCGAAATCAGCGACCAGGTCGTCGTGCTCCTGCATGAGCTCTTTGACAGCATCCTGCAGGGTGGCCATCCGCAATTGTTCAACGACCCGCGCTACCTGCTGTCGGGCACACATGCCGGCAGCAATCTGATCGTGACGCTCTGGCGCGGCCCATGGGATACCCGGGTGCCGATCCTCACCATGGGCACAGCGCTCAAGTCCCGCTCGTCGCGGCGCCTGTGGGAGGCCATGCACGCGGACACGAAGACCAAGCTCGCCACGGACCCTGCCACACCACCCCCGGTGCCGTGGCAGGCAGACCGCATTGAGGTGTCCGCCTTTGCGGCCATCGATGCCATGCAGTGGTCCGGTGACATGTCGCGTTGCATTGCCTGGGCCTGGGCTGAATACAGCCGGGCAAACAGTCCCGATTAGGATCGCACCGTCAATTCACCTGCCCCGGCCGATCCACCTGCCCTGACCTGAAATCGTCCGCTATGCCGGCGAGCCAATGGCCGAAGGTTTCCGCCGGCAGGCCGAGAAGGGCATAGGCGGAGAGGATGTGCTCGACAGCGGCTAGCGCCGCTGCCTGCCGGTCCTCGTCCGATGGCGTCTCATGTGCTGCCATGACCGCCCCCCTTGCCGCCGCGCCAGACGGCCAGGATCTCCTTCATGGTCGCGATGGGATCGCGCGAGGCCCGCAACATGAAAACCGCCCAGTTTCGCCCCGTCAGCGCGAGGCCCGCCGCGACCGCGTCGGACCAGGACGGGTCCAGATTGAGAAACTGGCGGATCGGATCCGCGAAAATGACCGCCGCGCCGATGCCGGCGGCCAGCGCCAGCAGGCGGCCGGAGAGGGTAAGATCACGCTGCAGCATCGCGCCGAGCACCGCGAAGCCGATGATCACGGCCCATTTTGTCAATGAAGCATGGGCCAGCCAGCCCAGCCACTCCTGCTGCCGCATTTATGTCTCCGGAGATTTGCGCCACAGCGCGGAAGGAAAGGACCGCCGCCCGCGCGGGCGGCGGCAAAGGTCAGCCAATGGCTGCGAGGATCTGCGCCATCACGGCGTCATAGACCTCTTGCTCGGTCGCCGTTTCCCCAAGCGTCTCGACATACATGTCTCCCGCACGGATCCCGACCTCATCCTCCCATTCGCAGATGACCAGCCAGTAGCCAGGACGGCCGGTGTCCTCCGGCTCGTCAGGGAACGGGTCTCGCCCGGGGATGTATTCCATCCTGAAAATCTTCAATCGTACCATTCCCACCTCCATCAAACTGATGTGTAGCCCTGGGCGTTGAACCGGACAGTCCCGGCTGCGCTCAGGTTGACGTTCAGTGCGGTGGCCGCAGTGAGCTGCAGCCCCGTCGGGAACTCGCACGACACCGGCACGTTGACCGGGAGAGGCATGCGCCATCTCTCGGTCGTGCCGTCGAGAATGATCAGGTCGACCGAAGCTGCGCCGGTGTTGATCGCCTGCACTGCCGTGACGTGGCGCTTCTGACCGCTCGGGCCTGCGCCCTGGATCGTCTGTGCCGTCGTCGTCGTGAGCGCCATGGTCGTGGACCATTCTGCGTCGGGGATCGAATACGGCTTGACGACCGCCGCCCCGATCATCGTGGCCAGTGCATGGACCGCATCGCCGGATGCGGACATGGGGGACGGATTACTGGAACGAGCCCGCACACCGATCTGAACCGGGTTGGCGCTGCTCAGGGGCCCGTCCTCTGCGATCGTTCCGGCCACCGCGACGGCCCCGGACTGGACAGAGACAGGGAAGGTTTCGGCGGCATCGCCACCCGGCCGCGTGACAGGCTCCACGCGAAGCCGCTCGTAGTCGATCAGGCGGACGTAGGACAGTCGGACATCCGACCGGCGGATGACACCACCGCCGCACGAAACCGATGCGATATCAGCTCCGGACGGCGAGACCGTCGCGTTGATCTGCTCAAGGACCAGAGTGGCCGCGTTGACTTCACGCACCCGGTAAACGCCGTCGATGCCGACCGCCGTCCCGAGCGGGGCGACGGACCGCCGGCACCCCAACACGTTTACGTAGTCGCCATGGATCAGGCCGGACCAGGTCGCCGACCCGGTCAGCGTAACGACATTCGCGGATCGCTGTGCCGAGATGATGGACTGGCTGATCGCGCCGCCCTGGCCCTGGGAGCCGTTGGCGAGCGACACGTACCCACCGTGAGCCGTCGCCGTCGCGCTCGCTCCGATCGCGATGGTGAACGTGGTCGCGTTGACGATCGACGCGACCGTGGTCGGAGTCGACAGCGCCGGGAAGTTCGTGACATCCGAGACACCGAAGATCACGACCTGACTCGTGGCGTTCAGGTTGTGGGGGACATCCGTGACGACAGTCGCTGTCGCGCTGGCCGACTTGGTGATGCTGACGATTTGCGCCACCGGACGGGTAACAGACCGATTTGCCGAAAGCCGGAAGCGCATCAGATAGTTCTGAGACTCGTCCGGTACGACCTGCGTGCGGCGAAGGCGGTTCGACGGGGCCGCAGTAGAATCGACACCGGCGTCCATCATCTGGACGCTGTCGACCCTTGTCACGATCCGGGTCTCGGTGGCCGGGGCCAGGGCATAAGCCCTGGGCGTGTTGACCAGCTGCTGCGAGGTCGTCGAGCCGTTCGTGATGCGATGGTCGCCGGCCGCAGAGCCAGACGGGAGCAGGTCCCCCGCGGCGCTGCGCACGTAGACCGAGACGTTGTTGTTCGACGAACCCTCGTAGACCATCGACACGCCGTTCTGGGCGCGACCCATGCCGGGGCGCGCATGAACGAACCCGCCCGTGACCGGACCTGCGGTCACGGAGGGCAGAACGCCGATCACGCCTGCGGCTACAGTAAACGTCGTCGGGGTGGGCGCGGTCGCCACAGTCACACCAGGGTAGTTCAGGCGGCTGTCCGACACACTATGGATGCCGATCCGCTTGCCGGGCGAGAGGTTATGAGGAGCCACAGTGGTGACGCTCAGTGTCGTGCCGGACTGGGAGATGCTTGCGATCTCGATATCCGCCTCGACCGGCATGAGGGCCTCATCCGAGACGAGCTCGACGCTTGCCTCGACGCCGGCCACACGCTGTGACATATGGAGACCGAATGCGACTTCATAGGGCATCGTGAAGCGGTCGATGCTGGACACGACCGTATCGGTGCCGGCCGCAAGCGGGTCCTTCGACACGACGAGGTAGCTCGCCGACACCGCGTTGCCGTCGACGGTGACGATGTCACCGGCGCCGATGTCGACAGACCAGCGTGCCGGGGACAGAGTCTCGAAAGACTCCCGGAACTTGCCGGAGATGCTCGTAGCCAGCACCGGCAACGGATTATTCTTGGTGATTACGTTGGACATCATGCCTCCATGTAGAGCGGAACGGAGGACCCGATCTCTCGGTCAAGGAACGCCCCGTTGAAAACAATGCGCAGTGCGCGGCGGTTGTTGACGACGATGGCGCGACGCCATGTCGTGCCGCCGATCGTCGAGGAGATGGGGCCAATGCCCCAGAGCCCGAGTGCTTTCATGAGACGACATCTCCGCTGACAAGCCAGCGCGCGGCCTGACCGGTTGGGTTCTCGTAGACAAAGGCGGCGACCGACGCCCATCGGGCGCGGGTCCTGAGCATGTTGTCCACGTTGAATGCTGTCGCGCCGACGGCGGGCGTCAGGAGAACCTGACCCAGCCCGCCCTGGACAACGATGACGTTGAACCCGGTCGGCATGTTGGTCGGCAGGGTGATCGAGGCGGCTGCCGTGTGGCTCAAGATCACTGTCTGGCCATTGTCGGCGACAGAGAGGGTGTATTGAGCGCCAGAGAGGATCTTCGGTCGGATGCTGTAATCCACGATGCCGGGGACACCCTGAGGCCCTGGAGCCCCTTGCGGTCCGGCCGGGCCTCGCAGATCGACCGGCGTGCCGAGTTGCCCATCGGGGTTGCGCAGGCGCAGACTCGTCCCTGTCCACTCATGGCCCGGGATGTTGGCCGCGATGAGGGCCTCGATCTCGGTTTTGCGAAGGCCCACCTGTGCAAGGACCTGCTGCGCGGCGAGCACCTGCGCGGCCGCCGCAGCCTGTGCCGCTGCGATCTCCCCGCGCACGGTGCCGATACGTGCCAGCAAATCGGCCGCACTGGTCAGCAGATCCGTCCCGACCCGGACGGCAGCCAGGTCCCGAAGAGCCGCCGTGCTCATGCCATCACCACGACAACCGCAGCCGGCCCGTTCAGGCCGGCTGCGAAGACGCGGTCGCCCGCAGACAGAGACGTGAGGTGCACGGCGGGACCCGCACCGCCGCCGAGCAGCAGTGCCGGGGCCCCGGCGGCAGGCATGCTTGCGCCGACATGGACGCGCACGTCCTCGACACTCAGCCGCTGGATGAGCACGTCAGGAGAGTTGCTCGCCACTTCGGTCCACGCTGTGGTGAGGTCAAATCGCAGGGTCTGGGTCATCGGGTCCCCTCACATCTTGATTGCAGGTCACGCACGACGCTCAGGCTGTCAGCGAGCTCGTCGCTCACCGTGTCGGCATCGGCCTCGGTCCAGTGGATCTCGGACAGCAGCGGGGCGAGCTCATCACAGCTTGCGGGAACCGTGCTGGCGGGCAGCGGCATGGTCCCGCAGCCGGCGGCGGCGCTCGTCAGGAGGCTGACGACGAACAGTTTCGCGCGCATTGGCAATGTCCTGTCTGATTGTCTTGGCGGATCGGGCGAGTTCGTCGGCCCGGGCGAGACGCTCGCGGCGCCAGTCGGCGACCAGCGCGGCGAGCACCCTGGCGACCACCGCCGCCAGGATGTCGATGAGCGTCACCGGTCGGCCGCGGTGAACCCGACGCGGCCATCGCCGTCGAGGTCGAGGCCGAGCCGCGCCTCGAGGCGCCTGGTCACGCCAGCCCTGTCGATCCCGAAATACTCGAGCGCTGTCGGCACCGCCTCGATCACATAATTCGTGGCCTCGGCCAAGGCCTTCGACCGGACATCGACCTGCACCCCGGACTTCGCCGCGTGCATCGCCTTGGCGGTGCCATAGTCGATTGCCCGGCGCATGGCGTCATCGATGCGCGCCTTCAGCTGGTCATCGATCTGGATGTTCGTCCGCTGCTCCATCTCGGCGAGAAACCGGCGCACGGCCCAGACGGCGACACCGCTGACGACGAGCGCCAGTGTCTCGATCAGCGAGGGCAGCAGACCGCCGAGATCGACACTGGTCTCGGAGGCAAGCGCCGGATGCGGCACCAGAGCGATCAGCAACAGGGCAATGAGCGCCGGGGCGGCCAGCGCGAACAGGTCAAACGTCTTCATGGGTCTGCTCCGAATGAGAGGCTTCACGCCTCGTTGGTGGTGACGGTGCCCTTTGCCGGGCGCAGGACGGGGCGGATGGGCGGGCGCGGGCGGGTGGCCGGCCAGCGGTAACCAAGCAGCCGGTCGCGGTGGATGCGCGCGATCGTCACCGCGTTGGACTGGTTGCCGCCCAGCACGTGGATGTGGCTCTCGTCCTCGCCGGCGTAGAAACCGACGTGGCCGGAGGTGCCGTTGCGCGTGCCGCGCCAGAACACGGCGATGGCGCCGAGCGCCGGGCCTTCGAGGCCGACACCGGCCTGCAGCCAGTTCCGGGCAAGGTAGGGATTGCCCGGCAGGATCTCGTCGGGCAGCGCCAGGGCAAGGCAGGTCTCGACGAAATCACCGCACCAGGGCAATCGGGACGGGTCGCCGAGCGTGCGCCCGTCTGAACGCAACCACGACAACAGCGCCTTGTTGTTGCGCTGTTCATGCAGGCCGAGCTTGGCCCGCGCGATTTCGTACCAGGCGGGCGGCGGCTCGATGGCCGAGGCCTTCGACGGGGTGACCGACCCCAAAGCCCGTAGTGTTTTCGGTCCGACGATGCCGTCCGGCTCGAGCCCGCGCGAGCGCTGAAACCGGACCACCGCCGCACGCGTGGCGCGGCCCGGGATACCGTCGACGGGGCCGGGGTGGAACCCCGCCGCCGCCAGCGCGGCCTGAACTTCCTTCCAGGTCATGGGTGTCTCCAACAAAAAACCCGCCGGGTGAGGCCGCAGCGGGTGGGGTAACGGGGATGTCTGGCGCTTACCGATCGTCGATGCGCCCGGATGCGCCGGACCAGGCGGGCGGTGCCGTCGGCAGGGCCTGCGAGGCCGCTGGAGGCGGTGCTGCCGTCTCGCTGCCGGTCTCGGGCTGGCCTTCAGGCACGTCTTCCGCCGTACCCCCGGCCGACTTTCCGTCATAGAGCTTGCCGGAGATCTTCGATCGGAAACCCTCGCGCTTAGACAGGCTGTGCGTGACGGTGTCTATGACAAAGGGCACACCGTCGAGCCCGGGCCGGACGCCCGAGAACATCAACGGCGCACCGGCACAGATGCCGGTCGAGCCGACCGTCTCGACCTCGACAGTTCCCTCGCCGCGCTTCAGCGCCTTCGCCCGGCTGTCGGCTGCGGCGCCGGCTTCGGCCGCATCGGCGAATGTCTCCGGAATCCGGAAAACCGGCGCGTCCTCGTCCCCATCGCCCGATGCCACCTCGATCCGCTTGGCTTCGTCCTGGTCGTGGTAATAGGCCACGACCTTGCCGTAGCGCGTGCGGTCCGGCAGGTGAAACCGGCATGTGCTAGGAATGATCAGCTCGGGCGTCAGCAGCACGCTGCCGATGGCCGCGCCCGACGCCCCGAGGCCCGAGCCCCGGTCAACGAACAACAGCCGCCCGGCCTTGACCGCGAACAGCGCATTGTGCCGCCGCGCCAGCCGCTCGAGGAAATGCAGGCTCGTCTCGTCCTGCTGCGGCAGCCACTCGTAACGGATCGCCGCCAGCCGTCCGGAGAGGACCGGCTGCAAGCCGGCCTCGCCGGCCAGCTCCGAGACCACATCGCCGAGCGTTGCCTTGTCAAAGTGACGCTCCTGGTTGCTTTTCAGCTTCGAGGCGCGAAGGTCCGCCGCCTTGCCGGAGATCTTAAGCCGGTACGGCAGGCACTCGGGATGCACCTCGTCAACGGTGTATTGCCCCATGCTGCGCAGACCGGTCTCCCGGTAGCCGAGGCGGATGTCGGCCACGGCCCCCTTGCGCGGCAGCGCCAGGAACACGGGCGGCCCGTCATTCAGCTCCGCCTCAAACCTGTCCGAGCCGAAGCCTTCCTTGTCGGTGATCGAAAGCGAAATCAGCCGCTCGTAGAACAATCCGGAGACAGGCTCGCCATCGATGGTCAGTTCAACAGCCGGCGTCATGCTCAATCCCCGTCATGATCAGTTCCAGAGGTTTGCCAGCTGCGGCAGTTGCGCGCGCCGGCTGATCGCCGGCAGGGTGACCCAGGTGCCGAAGGGCAGTACGGGCCCGAGACCGGACAGGCCGGGATTGGCGGCCAGCACCGCCTCGGTCACCTCGGCCGTCCGGCCATAATGCCGCCAGCAGATGGCGTCGACGGTCTCGCCCTGACCGGTCACATGGATCTTGTCCATCACAGCACATCCAACAGGCGGTTGAGGGGACTGAGGCCGAGCGCGAACGGGCCGACCGCCTTGCGCCGCAGCCGGATCTGATAGGCGTTGCGCCGCGCCTGCCCGGCCGCGTCGTGATAGCTGCGGTCCTCGTCGATGCCCTCGACCACGTAGTAGCCGGCGATCAGCCCGGCGGCTGCCGTGCCGCTGACGGCCATCAGCGCGGTGCCGGAATTGGCTGCCTCGATCAGACCGTCGAGGGACTCCTGCCCGCCGAGATCAGCGAACAGGACCCCCTTGATCACGACCGTGTCGGACGTCGCCCCCGTCCATTGCACCTCGTTGAGCCCGCCGGCCAGCGGCACCTCGGCATGCGAGGTGTCCAGCCGACGGGTGACGCCATCGAAACCGAAGCCAAGCCCCTCAAAGGCAAAGGGACCCAGCATCATCGGAACAGGACCTGCCATTACCACCCTCCTCCGCCGGCATCGCTGTAGACGCCGCGCACCTCGCTGGCCACTGCCTCGCCGATCCGGCGTCCGACAGCCTCCGGGTCCATGGTCGACGTGTGCTGCACGCTGACGCTGACCTGGACATTCGGCGCCGGAGCCGGGTTGGTGATGCGGACGTCCTGGACCCCGCCCTTGAGGCCGACGCCAAGATCATCCTTCATCTTGCCGGGCATGTTGTCGGTGGTGCCGCCAAAGCCCATCATCCGGGCATTGATGGCGTCCTGGATCGCAGTCCCCGTCCAGTTGTTCCCGGCGAAGGTCTCCTGCTGCGTCGGCGCATTCTCGATTGCGAGTTGAACGCCGAGAAGCGCCAGCCCGGCACCGGATGCCCCGCGCAGCCATTTAGCCATGCGCAGGCCACCGAACAGCCGCCCCCCGAAGCGCTTTGCCCCGGCCAGCAGCCCGGCCCCGCCACCCGCCGCCGCCGCGCCCGTGGCCGCCGTCGCCGCCGTGCCGCCCGCAGCGGCAGCGCCGCCGCCCAGACCGGCCAGTCCGGCCAGCCATTTGAGGGAGGAGGCCGCCGCCTTGAGACCGCTCAGGAACAGGATCGCGCTGCCCAGCCGCGTGATCGCCCCCGCCAGCAGGCCAAAGCCGACGCTGGCCGCAGCCAGGGTGACGCCATAGCCGGCAACAGAACCGAGCAGGTCGCCTAGACCGCCGGCATCAAGACCAATCAACTTTTCAAGGCTCTGGACAGTCTTTCCGATGCTCTGACCGAGCCCGGCGAACCATTCACCCCATTGCTTCGACGACTGATAAATCCGGCCAAGAGTTGTCGCCGCATCCCCACCATTGGCAGCGCCAAGCAAGAGATCGCCTATAGCATTGACCGTTTCCCGAACCGGCGCAGCATCTCCAAGACCGTCCATGAAACCGGAAAAACTGGTGCCGATCTTGTCGAAAATCGTCGCCCGGCTTCCGAGCGTGTCGAGGATGTCATTGACACCAAGCAGCGTTTCCTTGAGCGCTGGAAGGATGGAAGCCCCGATGTCTTCGCCAATAGTCCAGAGCTTGTTCTTCGTCAGCTGCCATGTGTTGTCGAGTGTGTTCAGCCGCTGCTCATATTCGGCCATGGCCGAGCCGGCGTATTTCGTCTTGTCGGCCACCTCGCCGAGCAGACGCCGCAGCTCGGCAGTATTGCCGAACAGGGGCGCCAGCGCCCGCGCCTCGTCGCCGAACAGCTGGGAGGCTATCGAGATCTGCTGCCACTCGGGCAACTTGCCGATCCGGTCGATGACGTCCAGCGTCTGGCCGACGGCATCCTTCTGCATGCGCTTGGCAACGGCAACGCTGTCAAGCCCGAGCTTCTTCAGGGCAACCCGCTGCGTCTTGGTGGCATTGGATCCGGCCGTCAGCGCCCTCGTCATGTTTCGGAAGGACGTTGCCGCCACTTCCGGCTCGTTGCCGGCTCCGATCATGGCAGCGCCGAAGGCGGCCGCCTGCTCGGCTGAGTAGCCGGCGATCTCGGCGAAGGCGGCGACGCGCTGCTGATAGCCCAGAAGGCGCGGCGCGCTGGCGGCCGAGATGTTGCTGAGGTGGTTGATCGCATCCGCCATCTGGCGGACGCCCTCGACATCGCGCTTGAGGGCAGACTTGATCTCGGCCAGGGCCTGGCCGGTCTCGCCCGCCGCCATGTCCCAGGCCGTGCTGACCTGTGCCGTCATCTCGGCGAAGGTCTTCAGCTCACCAAGCGCAAGTCCGCTCTGGGCCGCTGCCGCATAGATGGAGGCAAAGCCCTCGGCTGTCAGCGGCATCGCCGTCGACAGCTGCAGGATCTGGCGGCGCATGTTGTCGAGCTGCTCGGGCGTGCCGCTGACAACCTTCGTCACATCAGCCATGGCGCTTTCAAAGCGCATGGCGCTGCCGACTGTCGCTGAAAAGCTTTGCTGCACGCCGATGTAGGCACCGCCGAGAGCAATGATGTTGCCCAGCATCCCGGAGCCGACCGGGATCATGGCTGTCCGCTGCAGGCTGTGGGCGGCCCGGTCGACGCGATTCATCGCACCGACAAGCGGCCCGGCGCGGCGGGTTACGCCATCAACCAGCGACAGCCTCAGCGTGGAGCTCAGGATTGCCATAGCTCTCTGACCCTTTGAATGCTGGAGAGTTCGGCGAGCGCCTCGGTCACCGGGTACCTGTCAACGGCAGGACGCGGCGTCGACGTGAAATGAGCTATCGCCACCGCCACGTCGCGCCAGTTGAGACCAGCCAGGCTGATCAGCTCCCCGCCGGGGCCTCGCCGTTTCCCAGCCAGTCGCCCGTCAGCACCATGATGGCGGTCAGGTCGCGCGACTTGATGCGCTTGAAGGTGGGCAGATCAAGCCCGCAGGACAGCGCCAGCTGCGCCATCCGCTCGATGACCGCATCGCCGCCGCCGGCCTTGGCTGCCGTGATCATCTCGCCCACGTCCGGCTCATGAAATGAGAGCGTGGTGATGTCACCCCCTTCCGCCTCGGGACGGCGAATGGGGGTGAGCAAGGTGTGGGTCCGGATATCGTCCATCGGTCAGATCCTTCACGTGATCAGGAGGGCCTGGTTGATATCGCCGCGCTGCGACTGGCCGCGCACGACGACGTCGAAGTCGTCGACCTCGATGATGGGCTCACCCGCGATTTCCATCTTGTAGTAGTGGACCGCGAACGAGTGATCGTTCTCACCGAGCTCGCCCGGCTTCCAGCTGCCGCCATTGGCACCCTTGAAGAACCCGCGCAGGGTCAGCGTCGCGTTGACCGTGGTCCCGTCCTCGCTGACCAGTGCGCCGGTGACGATGATCTGGGTGTCCGAACCGGGCTTGAGCCCGAACAGGGCATAGACCTGGGGGTCAACGCCCGGAAGCTTGACCGTGAACTCGAGCTTTTCGTAGCCGAGGTGGATCTCGCGCGGCTTGATCATGCCGCTGTTGCGAAGTTCCTCGGTCTTGATGCCAAGGGCGGGAACCGTGACGTCACCGATCTGGCCGAGCTTCGACACGCGGTCGATCCAGGCGGTGCAGTCGCGCAGGAGGAAGGAAGGAAGCTTGCTCATCTAGGGCCTTTCAGGGTGTCGAGAAAAGAAAAAGGGCTCTCGATGCGCCCTTAACTGTCGCGTGGTGCGAGTGCCGTCAGCTGACCGTCAGGGGACCGTTGTCGATGGCACCCCGAACCTGATCGAGCAGGAGCTGGTAGTAGGCAATGTTCCGGTGCGTCGTGATCGAGATCTGTTCCATGAGACCGACGGGCTCGAACTCGACATTGAGGAACACCTTGCCCTGGGCGTTCAGCGTCGGGGTGTTCAGGTCGCCGAGCCAGACCTTGCCACCGAGGATGTGCTCGGCATCACGGAAGGCCCGCAGCGCGGCCATGCCATCCTCGATCATGCCTTTGAGGTTGCCCGCCGTGAACTTGCGGTCGACCCACTCGAAGTAGATCTGCTCGAGGCTGTCATTGATCATGTCCGCCGTCGCGCGCACGCTGTCGAAGGCCCAGATCAGGTCGGAGGTCGCAAGGCGCGAGCCCCAGGTGCGCAGCCCGTTCTCGTTGATGATCGTCGCGACGTGGTTCTCGTTGAGATAGTTGCTGTCCTCGGGATAGACGATGGTCCGCGCGCTGCCGGCCAGCGTCCGGATCGGCTTGTTCGACACCGAGCCGCTGACGCCATCCGGGCTCATGACCACGCGCGAGCGGATGCCGGCGAAGACCGGTGCAGCGGGGACGGCGACGGGAACACCCCCGTCATTGATCAGGCCACGCGGATCGATCGGCAGGATACGGCCACCCGACAGCGTCTTGCGAAAGCGAACGGCCGCCGCGTTGGTCGTGTTCGGCCCGTCCACATAGGCCCGGGCCCGGACCATCGGAGCGACAATCTGCAGGGCGGTGACGATGGGATTGCCCACATCGCCAATATTGACCGTCCCGGTGGGCAGGACCTTTGATCCGTGGCTGCCGCCACCAGCAAACGCAAGGGTCGGCGCCGCCGACATGAGCCGGCCCGGGTTGACAATCCGCAGCGCAACGACGGTGCCCGCCGCAGCGCCCTCGCCCAGAACCGCCTCGATGACCGGCAGGACCTTGCCGGCAGCCGTGCCGCCGCCGCTTGCCGTAACCGTGGGTGCCTCGGTGAGATTGCTGCCAGCGGTCGCAAGCACGGCCCCGATAGCGCCGCCTTCGATGATCGCGCCGGTGTCGCCCTCCGTCACCAGGACGGCCGGTCGCACACCGAGCAGGCCCTTGCAACGCAACGCCGCATAGATGCCGGTCCGCTGCGCCATGTCGCCGATGATGTTGGCCTCGGTCGCCTGGGCATTCGCGCCCGCGACAACACGATTGACGATCACGGCACTGCCGCCCTCGCCGAAATGGCGCGCGACCTGCTGCGCCAGCCACCCGTTCCCGAGGGCGGACAGCGCGCTCGCTCCCGTGACCATCGTCGGCTGGTTGACCGGGAACGCTGCCGGGTCGGCATCGGCCGACGTGCCGTTGTAGAACGTGGTGTTGTGATTGCTGATCCGGACGAGGCTGGGCGTATCCGGGCTTTCGGACACTCTCGACCCGTGGAAATAGCTGAGATCGGCCATATGCGGCTCCTTCGCTGTGCCCGACCGGGCAAAGAAAAAGCCCGCCAAAGCGGGCTCTGTGGTTTGATCGGTTGTCAGCCCCCCTTCGGGACCATGAACCTGTTGTCATGCTGTATGGCCTGGGCGTAGGCCATCAGCTCATCCTCAGACGCCCACGGCGTCAGTCGCTCCGGGTGGTACGCCGGCAACCGGCAGATGCGCTCGGGCGTCTCCACCGTGGCGCTCATGTCGGGATGGATGGTGATCGTAGCTGTCACTGTTCAATCCCCACTAATGAGACACTCCCATTTGCTGGAGAGGCAACAACGGTGCCGCCCAGCAAAGTGAAACTGCCAACTGCCGATGACCCGAAAGAAATCGCTACGCCGTTTATCGTAACGGAGCTGCCGTAGAGAGCCCCGATGAACCGGTGTCCTCGGGGCACAACGTAAGCGACCTGTCCGTTCGATGCCTGTGCGACGACCTGCCGCTCACCCGAGGCGGGGGCCGACTGTATCGTGAGCATGTCAATCCTCCGTCGTCAGAATGCCCGTGACTCTCACGCGAACGGTGCCCATCTCGTTGCTTGCGAGAGATGTGTCGTAGGCCGGCAGCACCGAACCCGAAAAGCCGATCGTGTTGGTTTGCATGAGGGTGCGCGACACCTCGCCAAGCGACTCAACGCTGATCTCGCTGAGGTTTGCCCCAGAGGCTTGAACGAGGATGTCCGCTCTCAGGGGGTTCCTGACCATCCCTACGCCGTTGTCTGAAACTGACAGCCAGTTGATGTTCACGCTGCCTCTGGAGACGGCCGCCGCCGAACCAAGCACAGGGCCGAGGTTGAACCATGTTGCATTGGGAATGCCACTGCCTGTCCTTGCGACAATGGCGATGTAGTCCCCGTCTCGTCGACGACCGATACCAGCCGCAAGGCGGGCGGTATTCGCGTCAACGTCGTTTCCGATGATGACGGCAGCTCCTGTAGTCACATTGACCAAGACCATCTGGTCATTACCAGCATGCGACCGACGCACGAACAAGTGACCGTCGATAAAACTCATGCTCATGACGGCGCTGTCAGACCCCAAGAGCGCAGGCGCGGAGATGGAGGTGATCGTGTCGTTCTGCGTGTCGAGACGGCGAAGGTTCGATGTGCCGTTTTCCCAAGCATAGATGTACCGGGTGCCGTCGTAAACCGGGGCGACCCCGACGGTCAGGTTGGTGTCGGCACCGTTGAAGTTCCCTGTCCGTTTGCGGATCACACTGCCTCCGCCCTGGACGGCGTAGTAGAGGTGATTTGCAGGGCTGATGCAGAAGAACGTCGGCACATTCGAAAACGAGGGCGAGATGGTCTGAGCAATCTCGTTGGTCAGGAGGGCCGATGAAGGCTGCGGGATCCCGAAGGTCGTACGCCTGCGGAAGGCGCGATAACTCGAGCTATCAAGGGTGTGCACTCGGTTAGGGCCGAAATAGAGATCACCCGTCGCACGCAGGCTCTTGCCATGAGGCACGACCTCTGAGCCCGTGAGTCGGACGGTGTCGTAGGTCGAGGCAACGAGATCGGGCCCGATTGAGAAGTCAATACCAATCGGGTTCTGACAGCTCACGGCGAGGTCACGGATGATCGCGGTCTCGCCCACCGCCGGAGTGATCAGGTTCACGCCGGCAACCAGCTGCGCGTATGTGAGCGAGCCGCTGTAAAGCTCGACGATGCGGTCCATGGTCCCTCACATGAATTTCTGCACCGTCGCATAGCGCGGACTGATGCGGTTGATTTCTGCGGCCCTGACTGATGCCTCCGCGGTGATCGCTGCAGCACGCGCCGCAGATTCCGCCGCGAGCGCCTGACTGGCGGCATTCGCCGAGGCTGTGATCTGCGCCATCAAACCGGCGAGCGATGCCTGGACGTTGCCGGGCGCGACCGGGCCGACCGCCGTCGTGGTGATCGAGGTCGCAGGGACACCGCGAGTCTCGATCTCGGTCAGGATGTCGTTGATCTCGGCGGACTCGGCCCGGGCCTGAGCAAGCAGCGCGTTCACCTCGTCGATGGCGGGCTGCAGGATCACGTTGATCCGGGCAAGCACTGCGTCGATGCCGGCGTTCTCGATCTGCTCGAAGGAGACCTTGATGCTTTCGAGGATCCGCAGCCGCTTGGCGATGTCCACCACAGTCACCCGCCACAGCTCCGAGGTCAGAGGCGTGGTCGGGCTGACCGCGTAGTCATTTTCAGGAGTCGGCAGGTTCGACATGGTCGACGTGCTCCGGGTCGATGGTCTTGAGCACCCTGCCGCGGATCTCGTGCACATACCGGGGCAGGAGCTTAGTCCCTGCCCCAATGGTCACCGGGCGCTTGAGGGCGACGCGGTAGTTGGCGAGATCTTCGTACTCAGGGGCGGCCGGGGCCGCGGGGGTCTTAGCCATTTCAGGCTCCTCAGTTGACGTAGGCGAACACGTCCTGGATGAAGTAGGGCTGCGCCACGGTGTTCGTGGTGCCCTCCAGCTGCAGGCGTGCCGAGCTGACGCCGGGCGTAAAGTTGAACACAGCGCGCACCGTGCGGCGGTCCGGCTTGAGCGGGTCGATTTCAGTGGTCACCACGTCGGGCAGTTCGACCGTGTTGTTCGGCAGCCGCAGGCGCGGTGCGAACGTGTGCCGGGTGGCGTCGAACGTGTCGAGCGTGGCCTCGACAATCACCTCGGTCGAGGTGACGCCGAAGTTCCAGGCGTTCGACATGGCGATCATATTCGGTCCGCTGCGCACAGTGGTCGAGCGGGCCTTCGTGATCATGATGCCGGGCATGAGGTCGGTCGTGCCGATGAACACCGCGCGGAGCTGGCACAGCGCGGGCAAGCCTCCGAGCGGGTTGTTCGCGTAATTCGAGACCGGATACCACGTGTCCGAGCCGGAGGGCTTGAACTCCCACTGCAGTCGCGTTCCCGCCGGCACCCACCCCGGGTAGTTGAGCCGGAACGACGTCATGCCGTTCTCGAGCGTCAGCGGCTCCCACGGGACCTCGACACGGGTGACCGTGTGCGAGGCGTAGTTCGCCCGGAAGGCGAAATCTTCGGTGACGCTGCCCTGGAACCAGAACCCATCGGTGCTGTGGAACCGGCTGCCCTGGGCGAACTTGTTGCCCGTGACGGTCGCCAACCAATGATTACCGGTAGTCACGACGACCCACGCATAGAGCTTGCCGAGCTCCAGGAAAGACGGCACGAACGCCGCTTTGTTCCAGCCGACGACCAGGTTCGCGGCCGGTATCGTGGTCGACGCGATGACGCGCCGCAGATCCGGTGTGCCGCTCATGCCGGTCTCGACCAGCAGGACCTTGAGATCGGCGCCCGCGCCGACGCGGGTGAGCTTGACGTCGATAGAGGTTAGCCAGCCCGGCTGTGCATTCAGGAACGTCTGCCCGAAGATGCTGCCCGAAAGCCCTTCGGTCGTGGTCACGTAGTCCCAGTAGACCTCGGTCCACGAGTCGTAGGTGACCTGCCGGACCGCGTACTCCTTATGATCCTGGGAGAGATCCGGATCACTGTTGTTCACATGGTCGGTGAGGCCGACGACGTTGAAGGTCTCGCCGCCGTTGGCGAACGTCTCACCCGGACGGCGGTCCGCCAGGGCGGCCCACTCGGCACGGTTCTCACAGACATGGAACACCGGCCCGTAACTGACCGACGAGCGGCTGATCTCGCGCCGGATGGCGGTCGTCACGGTGTGCGTCACGGACGAGACCGAGATCTCGCCGTCATTCCCGTCGATGTTGATGCGGGCCTTTTCGGTCCACGCGGGAAGCAGGAAGCCTTCCGTCACCCGGATCTTCGGATCGGTCGGGTCCTGCAGGACCATCGGAGCCTCGCGCTCGTTCGCAGACGGGAAGCGCAGACCTTCACGGACGCGGAAGTTCGCGTTCGGGTGAACGAGGTCCCACTTGTCCTTGACGAGGCCGTGGTCCCAGAACTCGGCACGAGCCGTGTCCGGGAAACCAGACAGGCGGACGAGGCGAGCCACGTCATTGCGGAGCTGGCGCCACGCCTCCGGCCGCGGCGCTGCACGGACGGACCGGGCGACGTTGGCGAGGTCGGACTCAAGCGACGCGATACGGGTGCCCTGCGTTTCGTCCAGGCGCTCGCCGGCAGCAACGCGGCCTTCGAGCTCTACGAGCGGCTTGAGGCGCCAGCCTTCCGCCCGCTCGATCTCGATGATGCCGGTCGACCCGAGCTTGATGAAAGCGATGCAGGCCGATGAGGAGTCGATGCCCGGCTTGAGCGGAGACGGCGCATCGGTGCCGGACAGGATCACGACGGACGCGACACGGGTCTTGCCCACGGTCAGGACCTGAGACATGAGCTCGCCGGAGTCCGCCTCGGTCTCGACCTGCCTCATCTCGTTTACGTCAGCATCCTGCCCCCGCAGGATCAAGGCGACCCAGCGGAACAGATTGCCCTGGAGAGGCAGGTAGGAGCCGAGCTGCACCTGCTGCGCGGAAGTCGACTCGTAGACCGCATCCAGGGTGTGGTAGCGCCCAGGTTCGACGGCGACCGTCTGCTGGTTGGTCTGGGTGACCACGAAGCCGGAATACTGATGCGAGGCGCCGACGACATCACGCGAGATGTTGTCGTTGACCCGCCGCTGGTACTGACCGATGCGGTTCAGGTCCTCGATAGTGGCAACCTGCGTGTCGTTGAAAACTACGATCGTGCTCATATTGATCCTCAGAGCTTGCGGCGGTCGACGTAAGTGCCGAATGTCACGGCGCCATCGAGCAGCACGGCGTCACCGAAGGTGACCCGGCGCCGGGTTGCGAAATCGACGAGATGACGTTCATCCGGGGCCTTGACGATCCGGAGAACTGTGAGAGCCAGCTGCATGGCGCGGTCGTCGAGAGTTCGGATCGTGGCCGAGCGATAGGTGCTGCGGCCGACCACGAACCCTCGACGGGTCCGACGCTGTTTCAGCTCGATGAGCAACCGAGCCTGATGGCTCGGCTGCTGGATCGGAGTGCGCCCGATGACGGCCCGGCCGAACGAGCGCGTTCCAGGCATCACGAGGTTCGGGTTCGAGAGATACAGCCGCCGGAAATAGCTCAGCTCGGCCTTCTGCCGGGTGACTGTTGAGCGACCGACGATAAACCGTCCGATGACGTGCTGGCCGCGCTTCGGCGTCCGAACCGGGATTTCCTCCCAGAACGGATTGATCGGGCTCCACCCGCCGCCGGCTACGACGACGCGGCCTTCCGTGGATAGCTCGACCCCCTGCTCAACCTCGGTCCAGCTGACGACTGTCGTCTGCCGGAACGCGCCGAGGATGGAGCGACCGAGGATCATGCGCCCCACGACCGGCGCCCGCTTGGACGCCCGCCCCGGAATGATGGCCACACGCTGGGTCGTCTCGACCGTGTCGCGCCGGACCCTGCGCAGGTCGACACTCCGCAGCGAGGTCTCGGTGTCGGTGGCAGGGTCGTACAGGACGCCCTCCTCACCGGCATACGCCCAGGCCACTTCGGGGACGACAGCGGTGCGGCCGACGACGAACCGGCGCCAGGGCGTGCCCACCTTCGGAGCAGACCGAACCCGGTTGTAGATCCGCAACTGCGGCAGCCGGGCTTTCCAGGCCGCAATGCCGGCGTCATCAAGAGAGCCAACAACGAACCGTGCCGGCGGCACCATCACGTCAACGAGCTCGGCGTCGACATAGCGCAGGGCCTGTCGGATCGCGCTGAGCGTCCCGATGCGGGCGGCCAGATCCGGCCACTCCCGGATGACCTGCCGCTTCCGCTCCTCGCTCCAGTCGTCAGACCAGAGGTCCACGCTGTTGGCGTGGGCGAGAAATGGCAGGAACTCGGCCGGGCACGTGTCCGGGTCGAGGCACCGCTGCAGGGGCACCGGCAGGTCGTCGATCATCGCCTGCAGTGCCGCGCGCTCGAACGGGTCGCTCGACGCGGGCAGCAGGTCCCGCGCTCGATGGGTCATTGCTGGACCTCATAGGTGACGGTGACCCCGGTGCAGACCGGGATCCGGTACGGCGAGGCAGGGATGTCGGCTCCCTCGACGATGTCGACGCGGCTGACGTTCTGGTCATAGGCATGACCAGCCACGGACCAGATCGGCACTTCCTGGTTGATCCGTGTCAGATAGTTCGTTGCGGTCAGCACCCTTGCGCGGGCAGCGGCCACGACGGCGGTAGGGTCCGGGCCCTTGACCAGATGCAAGTGCAGCCGGAGCGCGTATTCGGTTCGCGCAGCAGCGAGCACGGTGACGCTCGTCGTCACCGGCTTTGCGTCCTCGGCCGTCACAGCGGCTCTGACCGCGTTGAGCTCGACCACTGTTGGCGCGCGGCCTTCAGGACCGGACACAACGACATCGACCTCCCCGCGCCGACCATGGACAGCATGACCGTTGATTGCCACGTCGTGCAGCGTCGGGAAGGCGAGCATTGCGCGATATGTGTAGCCATCAGCGGAGCCGGCCGCAGGCACGCCGAAGGAAACGAGATAGCGGCGCAGCAACTGCGCGTCGGTCTCCAGCACTGCCGGGCTCGTGCTGGTCGCCGGAATGACGGTCAGGCGCGCGATGTTGCGCTTCGCGACAAGGTGATCAAGGTTCGTGCCGGTCGCAAACGCCGGGAGCATGGAGCGCACAGCATCATTGACGCGCGCCCGGTCGAGGAGCCGCAAGTAGTTCCAGCCCCGCTGGATGAATGCAACCGCATCGGTCCGCAGGCGCTCGACATTGTAGGACGGAAGCTCCGGACGTACCTGACGCTCCCGCTCCCACTCGGCGAGAAATCGCTCGATGAAGGCAGCCTCGAGCGCCGCGAAATCCAGCGCTTCGATGGCCTGCGGCGGCGGCAGGTTCGAGACGTCAATCGTGTGCGGCCCCGTGAGCAGCGATGAAACACCGGTCAAGTCGGCCTCCGAGGATGGAATTGCTGTCAGACAAGCTGGTTCGGCAGCCGTGCAGCCACAATGCGCGCGGCGGCCGACGAGAAGTCTCCGAGATGACCGCGTGGAAAGTAGATGCCGCCGATCGACAGCGTGATCTCTCCCGATGCTGTCGCCCGTGTGATCGATGGCGCACGAGGCAGGAACCTCGGCTCTTCTGCGAAGATCGCCTCCGCAGCAGCCCGATAGAGCTCCAGCACCATGCGCTGCGTCATCTTGCTGTCGACCAGCGCGGCGACATCCGACCCGAGGTCGCGGGCCATGACGCAGGTGCCGATGCGCGTTGCCACCAGTTTTGCAATCGACTGGTGCACGTGGTCCCAGTCGGTGAGCAGCTCGCCGGTGACGGCATTGATGCCGACGCTGTCTGTCATGTCAGCCCCCGACTGGCGGCCCAGAAATGTCTGCACCGCGCTTCACATCTCTATGGGCGTGGTCGCCGCCCACGTTGATCCCGTTGTGCCGCAGGTGCCCGCCCGCGAAGTCAACGTCGCCCGTGACCTTGAGGTTCGCCTCGATCTCGACCGAGTCCGCGACCAGCCGAACGCCGTCGGCGCTGCAGACCAGCCGCAGCTTGTCGCCGATGGTCAGAAGCAGTGGCGCGGGTGAGCCGTCACGGGCATGCGCCTGGCTATATGCGGACATCTCGATACGGGCGTCAGTCAGGTCCCCATTTTCGGACACCACATCCACCTGTTCGCCTTCCGACAGGAGGACATCGATCTTGACGTTCCCGGCTGCGACCTGTCGCGGTGCGATCCAGGGCGTCAGGAAGGGCTTGCCCTGCTGTTCGGACAGCTGCACCCGATAGCGCCCGGTCTGGTGGTCGACCTCCACGATCTTTCCCGTCCGGCGCCGGTTCCGTCCACGCCGCTCGAGATCCGAGAGCCTCGACATCAGCTCGGCTATGACGCGCTCGAGGCTGTCTGGACCGCTCATGTGCCGGGCTCCGCATCTGGTTCCGCGATACTGGCAATTGCAACATCGGCTTCAGCTCCCGGCACAGGGCGAAGCAACAGCGCGTCTGTCTGGCCATCACTCAAGAGCCGGTCACGGATATCGATCTGCCACTGGTGCGCCGGGACATCGCCGGTCAACATATTCCGGACCAGTGGCACTAGATGGGCGCACTCGGGCTCGGCTGCCATCAACTCCAGGAGCCTCGCCCACACACCCGAGGGGTCGTTGCCATAGGTCGGCTCGGGGATCGGATGCAGTTCCATCGAGATCTGACGCGAGGCAGTGCGGATCCCTTGGTCCGATGCTGCCCGGATCGACCGCCGCTCGCCGGCGCCGACATGCAGACTCCGGTAGAGTTCCGCCCACGGGCTTTCGGTGTCCGACAGGGCAACATCCACTTGCCGCTCCATGACATCGAGCAAGCATTCAAGCCCTGCATCCGTCATGTGGACGCCATAGTGGGTCTGATTGCCGCGCTCGACCTTGGCCGTGACCATCAGTTCGACATCCAGCCAGATGCTGTGCTTCGGCTGCTCCGCGAGAAGAACACGCAGGTTTCGCGCGGCGTCGTCGATATAGACGACGATTGCAGGAGCCCTGTCCGGCCGCATCCGGGAGTCCGCCGCCGCAATAACGGAATCGCCGACATCCTCGCCAGCCAGGGTCTTGCCCTTGAGGGCCATGACCGTCGCCAACCTCAGAGCCAGACGCACGACACTCATGGGAGCTCCGTCAGTTGCAGGACATGCCTGGTGGTCTGGTCCGGATCGATCCGGCTGATTTGGTAGGTCTTGCCCCGCAGCGCGGAGACAACGTGGTCTCCTGTTCGAGCGACCAGCACGCCCGGGTGCCGCCGGGGATCGACCCTCAGTTCAATCTCCTGGGCAGCCAGTCTGCTTGACCAGGACTTGGCCGACCGGCCGCCAGTCGGCGAGAGAGCCTCGCCGCGCCCGACAAACAGCACTCCGATAATCAAGACAGGCGGACGGTCCGGATCGTCCATCGCACCGGTGTATGTCGATGCGCGCTGCGGCCGGATCTCAAGGCTTTCGCCCCGAAACGCGTCGACCTCCGCCGTGAGCTGCGAGCGAAGGTCCAAAAACGTGACCATCAAGGCGCCCGCAGAAGGTCGGGGTCCAGCTCCGACGGCGGAGTGTTTTCAGCTGCCGGCGTCGGATCGGCCTCCTTGCCATCGGCTTCCGGGGCGTCGACAGCATAGGCAAACCGGTCATGGATCAGGTGCTCGGCGTATTCGCGCCGCAGCTCGACCGGCGTGTGCGCCTCGACGCTGTAGTCATGACCGGTGTGGCTCTCGCTCGCGGGGATGATCCCACCGTCCGGGAATGCAACCACGCGCGTCGAAGCTGCCGGCTGGGTCTTTTTTCTCGTCATTTTTCTCTCCAGAAACGAGAAAGGCCCGTTTGCCGGGCCTTGTCTCGAGGTCTTGTGGCGGTCCGGATCAGGTCAGCTGCAACCGACGAAGGGCCTGCGGGCGCGTGCACATGGAGATCGGGTTGGACTGCACTTCAAAGTGCCGCCCTTTGCCGTTCGGCATGGCCCACTGCCGCATGTATCGGGGCAGGCCATCCGTGTTGACCGTCTCCTCGTAGTCAGCCGGTGAGAACCGGGTGATGAAGAGGCCAGGCACCCCGCGCGGGGCAACGCGAGCTTCGTCGTCGGCGATGTAGGCCGCGCCCGCATCTTCACGCGCGCGGCGCCCGGTCCTGTACCGCTCGAAGGTGAACTTGCCGACCTGGAACCGGTCCGGCACCGGGCCACGCAGTGCAGCGGCACCTTCCGTGGCCAGGAACGTCTCACGCAGCCGCGGATGGTTCCACAGCTTCAGATGGAAGTCCCGGCCGGTCAGGACGTAGAACCCGTCATAGAAGCTGTCGAGGCTATCCTCGATGGACCAGCACACGTCCTTTTCGAGGATCTCGTCAACTCTCGTCGAGTCCACATCCAGTTCGAGGCTGATCGATGCCGGAACCGCGATGGAAAACCGCGAGTAGAGGTTGTGCAGCACCGTACCGCTCCTCGCCGTGACGATGCCCTTCATGGCACCGACGCGGGTGAACTCGAGCGTCATGTCGAGATCGGCCAGATGCCGCTCCATTTTCTTCATGACGCGCGCGGTGACGGTTTCCAGCTCGGACTCCGAGCCAAACGCTCGCATGTTCTGCACTTCATCGGCGAGCACAGCGTCATCGCGCTGGTAGTGGTCCACGCGGAACGCGATCAGATCGCGCCGGGTATCGGCGGTGGTCTCACCGGGGCCGCCGCGGGGGGTGGGCTCGACGAGACCAAGCGTCGCGCCATCGCGTTCGATGGAGACAGTCGTCGTGTTGACGCCGTCTTCCTCGAACAGGCCCATCGCGCTCACCTGGCCGGGGCGATACGGGCGGTCATTGACCACCGCGGTCAGGGACTGCACCGAGAAGGCGTCGTCCTCAAAGATGTTCAGTGTGGGCATTCCGGGACCTCCTTATCGGACCTTGATGCCGAGCGCGCGAAGCTGATCGGCCTTCGTCGCCCGGCGCGCGGCGTCGTTGACGGTGCTGTGGTAGACCAGTTCGGGCGCCTTGACCTCGGCATCGGTGTCGATGACCACGGCAGTCGCATCGGCCGCAGTCGCATCGACGCGGTACGCGAGCACAGCCGCCGCGACCTCGGCGCCTTCCCGGCCAACCGTGCTTGCGTGGGGCGAAGCAACGAATTTCCGGCTCGCCGTGACCCGGCCGAGCACGGTGCCGGGCTCGAGCACACCCTCACCACTTGCGACGGTCACCGTCTGGCGCGATCGCGCGCCCTCGGCCTCCGACAGAAGGAAAGCCAGAGCTCTCCGACGTTCAGTACGGATCATGTCAGTTTCCCTTCATGGCTTTGGCTCGGGCGGAGTAAACCGCGCTGGCCGAAATGGTCTTGGCCGTCTGACGCTCGCCGCCGTCAGGCAACGCCTGTCCGCGCGCAGAACTGCGGTGCCGCTCGTAGGACTGCGGATCGGTTTCCGGTTGCTTGGCGGTCGCAGGTGTCACGGCAAGCAGCGCCTTGACCTCATCAACCGACATCGCGGTGTTGAAGGCCAGATGCCGCGCGACATCGCCGCGATCCGTGGCTTCGTCGCAATCGAGGATCGCCTTGATGCGCGCCTGCGCGTCATTGGCCGCCTGCGTCTGCAGGGCCGCGACGTCGGGCATGTCGGCGGGCTTGGCGTCCGCCTTTGTCTTGTCAGTCATTTTCGGTTCCTTCTGACGTTTTGCGGCGGACGCCGCGGGGAGTTTCTCGCGGCACCAGCCGTGCTCGGCCGCAAGAGCTGCAAGCCGGTCGGGCGCGGCAGCATAGGTCCGATAGTCAAACGCGCTCACTCGGCCTGACGCTGCCGTGCTGGTCGACGAGGCGTACCCGGCGGCAACAGCCTCCGGCCCGGTCATCCAGGTTGTTGCCGCCATTGCAGACAGAACAGCATCCAGCGTCTGCCCGGACCGCTCGGCATAGATCTCCGCCATCAGCCGACCCTGCTTGCGCAAAGCACCTGCGGTGGACTCAATGTCGCTGGCCGTACCCCAGGTGGCGGTCGATGGCTCGTGGATCATCATCAGAGCGTTTTCGCGCATGATGATCTCCTCGCCGGCCATGGCGATGACCGATGCAGAAGACGCGGCCATCGCGTCGATCTCGACCGTCACCCGCCCCTTGTGCGCAACGAGCGCGTTGTAGATGGCGATCCCTTCGTCGAGATAGCCGCCGCCGGAGTTGATCCGCACGGTCAGGTCGTTCGATCGTCCGTGTTCGGCCAGCGCCTCAAGGACTTCTCGGGCCGTGAAGCCTTGGTCCCAATAGTTTTCGCCGACGAACCCGTAGAGCACGAGCTCGCCGTCAACATAAACGGGCATGATGTAACCTCAGCTCCAGCGCACGGACTTGGCAAACCGCGTGCGCGTCCCACCGGTTTTTGCAGCGCATTGCGCGCCGTACTGGTCGATCAGCTGCCGCAGGGCCGGCAGACTGGCCCGCGAATATGTGATCCGCTCGCCGTCGATCTCGACGCTTTCCACCGAGCCCCCGGTTGCAATGCGCAGCTCTGTTTTCCTGAGCGCCCGCGCCATTGCACAGGGGTCATCGATGTCGACGGGTTCGCCTCCGATGACAACCGTGTCAGTCATCGCGCCCGCCTCCTGTCCTGCTCGTCGGCATCCTCGGCGACCGTCTCGCTGTCGCCCCCTGCTCCGGGATGCGGGTCATAAGGCGACCGCATGCCTGCCGCCCGGTACTGTTCATGCTCGGCACGGCGCTGCTCAAAGATCTCGTCGGCATCGAGCCCGAGCTCGGCGCATTCGATGGCAATGGACGAGGTGCCGTTCGACAGACGTTCAGTCGAGGCCTTGGCGCTCTTCCCGTCGTCTGCCGTCGGTTTCGCCGGCCCCTGCCACTGTGCCCAGGAGACCGCCGCCGGATCCCGGAGGAAGGCGCGATAGCCTCCCTTGAACGGGATGCGTCCGGTGCCGATCATCTCGTCCAGCCACTGCTCGTACACGGCCTGACAGATGGGGGCGGCAATGCGCTCGCGGCGTCGCATGACGACAGGCCAGAGCGTCGAGACCTCCATCCGGACCGACGAATAGGTCGCGTTGCTGTGATCCATCGTCAGGCTGCCGTAGGTCACCCCGATCGCGCGCGCCATGTCCCGAGACAGGGCCGCCGAGAACGGCAGGTACTGCCCGCCGGGTGTTCCGGCCGTTTTGATGTCGAAGCTTTCCCCTGGTGCCAGATGCGAAATGGTCGGATCAGCCGAGACAGACAGCTTGCTGTCTGCAGCCCGGTCGAGACTACCGAGCATATACCCGGACAGGGCAGCCCCGAACTCATCGGCTGCGGCTGGCGCAGTCGACCGCAAGGCATCGATCGCTTCAAACGCCTCCGTCGATGGCGAGGCGCTGGTCAGGACAGCCGCGAATATCGTCTGCAACGTCGCTGTCTGCAGCGTCACATCATCAAGCTTTTCGTGCTGAAGGTGTTTGCGGATTGCCGCCGCCAGCAGGCTGATTCCCCGCACGTCGGTGGCCTCGACCGGGTCGAATACGTGCAGAAACACCTGGCGACCGCTGCTGTCGCGGCTGGGATATCGCTCTCGCCGCAGAACGCCTCGCAGACGCTCCTCCAGCAGATAGCCGATAGGCCGGCCATTTCCGTCATGCCAGACGCCCTGGTAGAGCTGCTCAACCTCATTGGTCTCGTTGAGCAGCCGCGAGGCCGGGAACAGGTTCAGCTTGGTGCCTGTCCGGATCCCATAACGCGACCGCTCGCCCTGCTCCATGTACTCCAGCAGGCCAGTCACCTCGCCATACACGATGTACGCTCGCAGGGCTGTGTCCACCAGCTGCGGGAGCGAAAACTTGCCCCGCAGGTCCACTTCAGCAGGCGACCAGGCGAAGCGCTTCCACTCGACCTTCACCAGACGCCGCCACTCGGCGGCCTGCTCCGGCGAATAGCCGAACTTGCCCAGATCCGGCTGCGGGTTGAGCTGAAGCTCAACACCGACCGTATCGGCAATGACCTGGTCGACAGCGCCCTTGAGCCGCCCCGAATTGTGGATGAGATCTGCCGCGATTGCGGCTGCCCGGCGCCATGACCGCCGGATCTCGTCACGGCTCTCGCTAAGCGAAACGCCACGGGCATCGATGATCCCGCTATCGGTGTCCCGAAGGTAGCGGGCCTGCGTGCGAGGCGCCGCAACCGGCGCGACGCGGCCGGCAGCGACTGCGGCCTTTCCGCGTCTGCGCTTTGTCATCGATTTGCGAACCTGTTCCGATAGGTGTCAACATCTGGGTCGGCTTTGCCGCCTTTGGACCCGGTTTGCGGGAGCTGCTGGGGGTCTTCCACAATCACCTTCTGGGCGGGGCTGGAGAACAGATCCACGTCCGGGATCTGTCCATATTGTTGACGCAGCAACGCCCACTGGCTGGCTGTCAGCTTTGACAGGTGCTCACGCTCTGCCATCGCCATTGCATAGACACGGCAGTCAAGAAAGTGATTGTCCTCTCGTCGCGGACGCCACTCTTCGACGTACTTTCCATTTTTCATGGACGTATAGAAGTACTCGGCAGTCAGCTGCTTGAAGTACTCCTCGCCGAGATCCATGTGAAAATGGCAGTATCCAGCCGGGTCACACGCCTCGCCTGCCCGAAGGCCGAGCTTGTGCAGGTTTCCGTACAGCTCTGCCTTCAGCGCCCATGTGCCAACCGGAACGACGACAGCCCCTGCAACCCGCTGCCGCTTGCCGCTCCGGGTCACCGATTTCTTCTGGGGCAACTCGATGGCGGGCCGTCCTCGGCCAGGCATGCCTTTCACCGCGATCGCTCTAGGTGTCCGGCGGCAGAACTCGAGAACCGTGTTCGTCCGGTAGCCGGAGTCCACGCCGATGGCCGACATTTGACGCAGGACCCCGAAGACGTTCGGGAACTCCCGGTCGATGAGTTCAGCGAGCAACCGGAACGCGCCCTCCTGGGGGTGGTCCGTAGCGCCCGGCAGAAACTCGGCGAAGATGTTCCAGCTCTGGCGATCCTCTCCGAAGGCCACGCCCTCGACATAGATGCCATAGCTCTGCACGTCTGCACCGCCGACGAAAATCAACCCCTCGGCCGGTATGACACCCGCCGGATAGGGCTCCCTGCGCTCCATCAGCCGCTGGTGATCCGGCGCGTTGCCCTTCATATGGTACGGCAGGGCGCAGACGAGGTTTGCGTAGTCCTTCAGCCCCGCCTCGCCCTTTGCCTCATACTTGATCTTGTCTTCGGCGATTGCGCCGTAAGACATCATCAAAGACATGAATGCATCAACGTGAAAGCCAGGGTGCCGATCTGGCTCCGTGAAGGTCGGGATGTATCGTCCGCTTCGCACCGCCTGGACACGCTCTGATTCACTGATGTGATGCCCGCAAGCCGTGCATGCCATCCGCGAATTGTGGAGGTGCTTGCGATCAATGATCAGGTTGGCGTCGGTCTGCACCTGTTCCGTTTGGCATTCGGGGCAGCGAATGTGCCAATATCGCTGGTCCGATCGGCGAAAGTCGCGGTCAATGCGGCAGTGCCCTTCCTTCTCTCCGAGCGGATCACCGCTGTCCAGTTCCGGCGTCGACAGTCCCAGGATCTTGTAAGTCTGCTGGCGGCGGAACGCGGTAAAGCGACCGAAGAACAGGTTCTCAGGATCTGCACCATTCGGAAGCCGCTGCCACTTCGACACCTCGTCCTTCACACCGAAGCGGATTGTCTTGCCGGACAGGTCGGTCACAACGTTCGCGTTACCGAGGTAGATCGACCCGCCGCTGAAGCGCTTCTCGTAGATGGTCGACCCACGACCGGATCGGCTGACGTCCGGCGCAATCACCTCGCGTCCGCTGTGCTTGGACCACGCATCAATCAGGGGCTGCAGTTTTCCGGAATTGATGTCCTGCAGCATGTCGATCCCGGGGACCGCATACAGCATGTTGTCGGGAGCGTTTTCCGCGAGATACAGCATCCACGACAGCGCAAGGATCGAGACGCCCGTCTGCTGCGCCTTTCTGACCGTGACCTCTGTGCAGGGGTGCTCATAGCTCAGACACGCCGCAATCGGCAGCAGATACGGTGCATCGTCTGGGCTCCAGAGCTCTCCTTTTTTCGGACCATCGACGAGAACGATGTTCTCGGGCAGCCACTGGTCGAAGGGGACCGGCGGTTTCGGCCGCAAGCCTTTTGCCATCGCGAGGCAAATCGCCCGGACAGCGCCAGGATGCATCGTCATTCTTCGACATCCTCGATAAGCGGGTCATGCTCGGGCATTGCTGCGGCGATCTCCTGCAGCCGGTCCGCCATCTTGTTTCCAATCTCGAAGGCCACACGCCGCAAGATCGTCCGCACACCGTGCACGCCTTCCTTGCTGACAGCGATGGCGACTTCGTCGGCGCGATTTGGCAGTTGCCGGATGATCTGCTGCAGCGCAGATGCGATCGTGGCGACAGCCTCCTCGGTCTTGTCCTTGCGAATAAGCTGACCGCAATCCTCCTGCTGGCGGATCCGCTCGCGCCCTACCTTCAGCCATTCCGCTTGGCGACGCGCCTCTTCAAAGCTGTCCGATTCCCGATCAGCGCTCGCCGACAGCGTCGGCTCATTCTGGTCCAGACCACCCGGACGGAGGGGGGCCGATGCCTTGGCAGGATTGACATGGCGATGCCGGAACTCGTCGTAGTGGGCGAGCGATACCCGCAAGACCTGCCCTTGCGGTCCAAGGTCAACGGGCGTTCCGGGCCGAGCTGCAAGCAATTTGCGCACGGTTTTGGAGACGGCCTGCTTCGAGACCCCGTCCCGATCCGCGATGTAGGACACCGTCACCATCACATGGTTTTCGGCGGTCATCCTCTTTTCCTCCGGTCAACCGTCAACCGGCACCGTCAACCGCGTCAACCGCGTCAACCCAATATTTTCTGCCCTTCGACTGCCCGTTTTTCGGGGTCTTTCCGCCCGTGGCTGAGGCTTGGCCGGATACGGTCCCTTTGAAGGGGGGGGTGGTGTTGCGCCGCCGCAACGCGGGGGCGGCGGGCGGAGAGGTGCGGCGCTTCGGCAACAGCGAAGGCTGCGACGGGGCGTCAGGTGATGACGCCGCCGGTCAGCCGGTTCATTTCGTGGGCCAGGCGGCGCGGCAGGACCTCGGCGACGGTGGAGGCGAAGGCCTGAGCGGTCTCGCCCTGCACCATTTCCTTCGGGATCCAGACGCCGGAATGCGCCTTCATGATCGGCATGCGCGCATCGGTCTTGCGGACGACGACGCCCTTGACCTTGCGCAGCGCCACGCGGTGCGTCGGAAACACGCCGCCGCGCATGAACGCGTCCGGGTACATGGTCTGGCGACCGAACGGCTTGGCCATCGTGCCGCCCTCGACCTCGCGCGGATCGAAATGCTTCAGGTCGATCTCGCCGCCGGATGTGATCAGCTCATAATCATAGCTGGCGCCGTAGTCAGAGCCCCAGGCGCTGCGGGTGCGGACAGCCTTGCGGATGACCTTCTGCTTCAGCCCGGTCTGCTTGGCCAGCGCCCGGATCACCCGGGTGCGGGCCATGGAGCCAGCCCGGTTGATCGCACGCGGCGCGATCTGGGCCATGGCGTTCGATCCGATCTGCTGCACGGCCTCATGGAACCGCCGCAGATCCTCGATGTTGTCCCAGGTGATGCGCAGATCCGTCACGCCTCAGACCCCTTGACCGATGACCACACGCGCAAACAAAAACCCCGGCTCGCGACTGCGGCCGGGGTTTTGATCTGATTTACCGTGGACAAACATGCTCCAAATTCCAGACGGACGTCAATCCCCCTTTTTGCGCTTTCCGGGCTGGCCAGCGGCACGCACGGTCACCAGACCGGCCACAGGGCGGCGATTGGGCAATGTGGCCAAGGGCTTGGGGGCGGTGCGGTCGCGCAGGACGCGGCCCGAATTGGTCTCCCAGGGCCGCTCGGGCAGCGTGGACGGCAGCAGATCGACGGCCTCAAGGCACCCGGCAAGGTCCTCGACCAGAACGTCGAGCGCCGCACGCCAGACTTCGGCTTCCATCCGCGCGACCAGAACATCGACCGGGCATGGATCGAGATAGGTCTTGCCATAGGCATCCGGGTACGGCGCCTTTGCCCTCGGGTCATAGCCATCAACCTCGACCGCATGCACCTCACCAAAGGCCCCGACGCTCTGGATCTTGCGGAACCACCGCGGCTTGCCGTTCGCTGCCACGACCACCCGCTGCTCCGGCTCGTCCAGCGTCAGGTCCGGCAGACCGAGAATGGCGACCTTGCGGATCAGCACCGACAAGGGCCGGCGCAGCCGGGGCCCCTCGCCGACCGACATGAACACGCCGGCCAGCACATCCCGAGCGACCTCAGCCGCGCAGGGGCCAAGCTCGCAATCGGCAAACCCGACCCAGTCCGCCGGCATGTCCGGGGCCAGGCTGTCCAGCGCCAGAACCGCGGCGTGGATCGCGAGCGCATCGGCATGCGGCGCACCGTCGCCGCCCCGGTCCGGCACCACACCGTAGCGGTTGTCCGGCACGGCCCACAGGTCCGCCGCTTCCGCCGCTGCCTCATGACCGCCACGCAGCCGCGCCGGACCACCCCAGGCGGCCGGGCCACGGGCCTCGACCTGCGCCTTCGGCAGCTCGTCGCGATAGGTCCAGCGCAGCGCATTTTCAATCGTCATCGTCTTCCGCATGGTGAGACCCCTTTTCCGGTGGTTTGACGCCTCAGGGAGGCAAGGGAAGCAGGAAACACCCGTTCCGGCTTGCTTCCCTGCTTGCTTCCCTGTTTCAACCCTTTGGCTTCATTTGATTATTTCCCCTAAAACCCCTCTCAGGGACGATAGGGAGGATGTTTTCCATAAAACGCGTGAGAGAGGTTTCAGAAAAAAGAGGGAGAAACCCCTCACCCCCTTCTCACACGCGTACCTGCGGCAATCCTCCCTAGCGTCCCTACCGTCCGAACCTGTTGAAATCCTTCGCACTTCCTCAGGGACGCAGCAGCGACATGGACGGTGCTTGCTTCCCTAGCCTCCCTGAAATCGACCGTTTCGGACGGCATTGCCGGATCGCGGGCGCCGACGGGGGTGCGAGAGGGGGCGAGCGGGCTCATGCGCCGGGCCATGGCTCGTAGTCGCCGGTCTTCTCAAGCGGCTTGAGGCGAATGCCGCGATAGACGGTGCGCCCGTCGGTCTTGGCCTTGCGGAAGCCCTTTTTCACCGCCTTCATGGGCAGCTGCCGGGTGAAGGTGCTGGCGTTCCAGATGTTGACGCCCTGCCCCTCGCAGAACACCTTGAACCGGGTGTAGAGATCGCCAGGCGAGGCCGTGTCGTTGTCATCCCCGGTCACCTGGCATTCCGCGTCGATGAAGGCCCCGATCGGGTCACTCTCCTCGCGGTAGGTGTCGGTTGCGGCGCGCACCGCGTCCGGGATCATCAGCCCGTGCGTGAGGTATTCGAGCGCGCCTTCCAGCAGCCAGTTGAGCACCCCGGCCCGCTCGCCCCACAGGCGGTCCGGCAACTGCCGGTCGACCTCGGCGACGGGGATCTGCACTTCCCACGGGACCAGCAGCACGCGCCGCCAGATGCCATCGTCGGCGCCGCGCACGTCCGGCTTGTGGTTGCCCGAGATGACCAGCTTGAAGGTCGGGTAGACCTCGTTGAACTCGGCATGCAGACGGCGGATCAGGATCGGCTCGCCGGAGGTGAGCGACTTGATCATGCTCTCGCGGAACTTCATGCCCTGCTCGGGCTCGGCGGCACGCACCAGGCGCGCGCCGGGCACACGGGCGAGATCCGGGGTTGCCTCACCGCCCTTGCGCCGGTCGTCGCCGGCCAGCGTCTCGAATGGCACGGTGGTCGAGTATTCGCCCATGATGCGCGCGATCAGGTCGACCAGCGTCGACTTGCCGTTGCGGCCCTCGCCGTAGAAGAACACGAACACCTGCTCGGTGGTCAGGGCCGTCAGGGCATAGCCGAAGTAGCGCTTGAGGAACCCCCGGATGTCCGCCTGCGGCTGGACGCGCTCGAGGAAGGCCAGGAACGCCGGGCAGGTGGCCAGCGGATCATAGTCCACCGGCACCAGCTTGGTGATCATGTCCTCACGGACATGCGGGCCATGCTGGAGGGTCCACAGCCGGCGCACATAGGCCGGATCGGGGCTGTCCGGATCCTCTTCCGAGATGAAGCGCATGGTGCCGGACAGCAGGTTGATCGCCAGCGGCTCGCGATCCATGTCGCGCAGCAGCTGCGACACATAGGGCTCGGCCTCACGCAGCATGTTGTCGACCTTGCCGCTGGATCCGGACGTCTTGCCATAGCGGCGCCGGGACGCGCGGCGCGAGGCAACGGCCTTTTCCGCTTCGCCGCCCAGGCGCATGGCCTCCTCGAGGCCCATGCGTTCGGATCGCTGCTCCGGCGTCTCGTCCTTCGGCTTCGGCCAGCTGCGCAGACGCCGCACGGCCTCCTTGCCCGCGTCAATGGCCAGCTGTTCGCGGTCGCTCGGGCGGATGAAGAATGTCTCGGCGGCGATCAGCTCCGAGGCCTGATGCGCCAGCTTGCGCGTCTCGGTGTTGTTGCCGACATCCTCGGCCCACCGCTTGCCGTCATAGATGTACCAGCCGACATTCGCGACATGCACCACGTCGGCGCGGAACCGGTGCAGGAAGCGCCGGCCGTTGCCGATGTCGGTCTCCGGCTCGGTCGAGCAGACCTCGAGGTGCGGATCAGCGCCCGCGCCATCGTCCTGTCCATCGCCCGCGTCGAAGACAGGCTCCCAGTCGCCATCGGGCATGCCGTCGTATCCGGCGAGATCGCTGCCGTCATCGCCGCCCATGTCGCGCGCCATGGCGCTCTCCGGCCGGGGGTGGCGCGAGGGGGCAGCGCCGGACGCGCCTGCCGCGCGATGCGGCGTGGAGGCGTCCCAGGTGTGGCTGTCGGCGCTGTCGACCAGCTCGAGGATCTGGCGGTCCGCGTCCGACAGGGCCGGACTGCCGGCAGCCGGCGTCATTGCCGGGGCGTCATGCTGACGGCCCGGGCCTTGCGTCTTGCCCTCATCCATGGGCGGCCTCCTTGACGTGATCTTTCACAATGTCGTTGAAATCCTTGCCCTCCGGAGCCCACGCCGAGCGATCGGTGAGTCCGGGGCGGGCCCATCGGGCCCGGGCGCGCAGGTGGACCTGCTCGGCCGTGAAGCGGTCGCTGTCGCTGTCGCCGAGGCGCAGAACCTCGGTCACATGCGGCGGCAACAGCACCGCTGAGTCGTCGTCCCTGTCCGGCACGGGGCCAGGGACCATCAGCGGCCGGCCCGTCTTGGTCTTCAGGGTCGGATGCGGCACGGTTGCGTCTGCCTTGCCGCCCATATGCTGCAGCGAGATCGACACCCAGTAGGCGGTGCGGGCATAGCGCTCCGGCGCACCGCGCATCTCGGACAGCATCACAGACAGGGTCGTCTCCCAGCCCTCGCCGATCACGATCCGGTCAAAGATGCGCGGCTGGTGCAGCACGATGACACTGCGGCGCTTAGATCCCCGGATCTTGCGCGAGGGCAGCGCCTCGCCGCTTTCCGGGCAGACGATTTTCATCTTGCTGCCCGGCCTGAACGGGTCGATCCAGGTGATGTGCACGCCCTGCACCGCATCCGGCCCGAGGATCGGCAGGATCAAGGCAGGGCCGGAAAACAGAACGTAAGGCGCGTCCTTTCCGGCCTCGTCCTTGCGGCTATGCCAGTACTTCATGTGCGGCACGAAACGCAGCGGGAGGGCAACCGGGCACGGCAGCAACCCACGCCCTTGCATGTAATCCGCCCCTTCCGTGCCGCGGACCCAGCCGCCGAGGCTGAGGATCTCGCGGGCCTTGCGGATCTCCCTGGCGCGTTCCTGCTCCGCATAGCGCTGCTGCTCGGCGCGCCTGGCCTCGCGCTTGCGTTCCTCGGCGGCCAGCTCCTCGGGCGAGGGCTGAGGCGCGTCGAGCCGCCCGCCCAGCTTCTCGACGGCTTGGTGAAAACTCAGCCCGTCAAGGTCCATGACAAAGCGAATATGGTCGCCCGACGCGCCACAGCCGAAGCACTTGTAGACGCCGCGGTTATCATCGACATGGAAGCTCGGGCTCGATTCCGGGTGGAACGGGCAGCAGGCCCAGAAGTCGCGCCGGCCAACGTTCGTCTTGGCGCGATCCCAGGTGACGCGGCGGCCGACGATGTCGGACAGCGGCGTTGCCTTGATGCGGTCGATCTCGAGCGGTGACACGGACTTCATGCCGCCACCTCATCAATTTCCGCGCCAACTTTTTGTGTATCAAATACACATTTCTTGCTTGCGCGCTCGGGAAATCGTGTGTATAGAATACACATCGAAACGGAGAGAGCGAGGTGCGAAGCAGCGAAGTCATCCGGAAGATCGAGGCGGCAGGTTGGAGAAAGGTTCGCGTCAAAGGCTCCCATCACCACTTCCGCCACGACACCCGGCCCGGGACGGTCACCGTCCCCCACCCCAAGGCGGACATTCCGAAAGGAACGCTCGCCAACATTGAAAAGCAAAGCGGTGTCCGCCTCCGGTAGGCGGGCACCCAGCCCCGGATGACCCGCTAGCCGCACCTTGAGACAGGACAAGAGACCATGAAGACCCAGTATATCGCCGTCGTGCACCAGGACGCCCCGGAGGGCGCCTTCGGCGTCAGCTTCCCGCATGTTCCAGGCTGCGTTGCCGTCGGCGACACCCTCGACGAGGCCCTCGCCAATGCGGCGGAAGCCCTCACCAGCCATCTGCAGGTCTGCCTTGACTTCGGCGACCCGGTGCCCGCACCGCAGGGCAGCGTCACCCGCGCGGATATCGATCCGGAGGGCTTCGTCCTGCTGACCCATGTCGAGGTCGAGCGTCCGGCCGTGGTCAAGCGCATCAACATCAGCATGGCCGAAGATCTGCTTGCCAGCATTGACGCGGCCGCCAGCGCGCGCGGCCTCACCCGCAGCGCCTATCTGGCCGAAGGCGCAAGACGGCTGATGCAGGAGGGCTAAGCCCCTCCCCTCGCCGGGTGCAGCGGAATCATGCAAGCTGACGCGCAGAACTGCAGTCTTGCCACCGGAGGCAGCATGACAAAACTGAGCGACCATGGGGTCGCCGCTGTTGCCCTCTGCGCCGGCTCGGTGCTCATCGGCCTCTGCATCGGCGGCATGGTAACGAACTGGGACAAGGCGGCCGAGTGGATGAGCGCCACAGGCGCATGGCTTACAACGCTCGTTGCTGTCGTGTCCGTCGTGTTCATCTATCGAGAATTCAGGGCAACACAGGACGACGGGGCAAAACGCGACATCGTGACGATAACCAATGCCCGCCATCTTCCGCGCCGAATACGGACAGAGATGCGCGCCTATCTCACCGCCCTGGATCGGCCGTATACCGAGATCGAGCAACTGATTGAAGGCGCACAAATCGGATATCGAGACCTTTGCAATCTCGCTCCGTTGCACTTGCCACCCAATCCGCTGGCCGATGATCTCAGACTGGCCATTACCGGTCAGGCACTTGCCGAGCGGTTGGCCGGCCCTCACAAGGGCTGCGAAACGCTTGCCGAACGACTGAGCGCCGTTACAAAAATCGAAGCATCTGACACGCAAGGGAAGGAGCGCGCGCTCATCGCATGTCAGCGGTCGTTCAAACGGAAAGAAGCCCTGCTCGAAGATGCTCGCATAGAGGTGCGCGCTCTGATCGAAACCGCAACGCTCTACATTGCCGCTCTTGATGAAGCCGAACTGCGGATCACGGCCCAGCTGGTCGGGCACAAATCGAAACGCGCTGAATAGCGCATCGCCAAGCCCGCCCATCGGCGCGAAGTCGCTCAAAAGGTCACGCATCACCAGCCTCCTCAAACAAGGGCCCGGCGTCGGTGGCCGGGGTCACGCTGCGGGCAAGGGCGAGGTCGCCGAGGCGGCTGTGCCGCTGCGGGGCGCCGGGCGCGATCCAGACGGGCGGACGCGGGGCCGCGCCGTCGAGGCGCCAGACCACCCAGCAATAGGCCGTGGCCGTGCTCGCCTCCGGGTCCCAGCCGCCGCGCACCAGCGGGACGCGGTCACAGAAAATGCCGATGACATGCGGCGGCCGGGGAAGGAAAAGCTCGCGCCCGCGCTGGATCGTCTCCAGCCAGCGCAGCTGGACGAAGACGGCGATGCCCACACGCGGGGCCAGCTCGAAGGCACGCTCGACAAAGCGCTGCGGCAGGTCGCCATAAGGCGGGTTGGTGATGATCCAGTCATGACCGCAGGGCGCGGCATCGGCCTCCGGCAGCGGGCGCAGGAAGTCCCATTCCGGCCCGGTCAGGCCGAAGCCCCGGTCATAAAGATCGCTCGCCAGAACCTGCCCGAAATACTCGGCCAGCGGCACGGCCATGTGCCCGGCGCCGCAAGCCGGCTCCCACACGCTCCACGCCCGACGCTCGCCAATCCCCAGCACATCGACGCAAAGCGCGCGGGTTGCCCAGGGCGGCGTGGCGTAATAGTCGCCATCGCCCTTCGGCGCGACGCGCGAGGCCATGACGGCGCGGGCATTGGCAACGCGCGGACCTGCCTCACGCATGGCTCACCCTCGCGCGTTTGGCCGCACGGACGGCCATTTGCAATTGCCGTTTGTTTTCAAACGGTTTCACATCATGCATCTCGTGAAACAGGGGGGGCTCCGGGGTGCCGAGAGGGGCCAGCAGCTCAAACGGATTGAGGTCCGCCCAGATGCACAGCTTGAGCAGCGGGCCGATCTCGATCGCCATGCCGGCGCAGGCGCGCGAGACAGACGCGCGCGACACCCGCGTCTGGTCCTGCACCTGCTGCAGCGTCAGGCCTCGCTGCTGGATCACCGCCTTCAGGGCGCAGCCGAGGGAGCGATAGTCGAGGCTGCAGTGGTGTGCGAGGAGATGGGCGTAGTCGGGGTTCATGCCGCCGCCCTCCCCTCGCCCGCCGGGCCCTCCGCACTGGCGGGCGCCGCACCGCCGAGGGCCTCGAGCGGGACCTCGTTCCAGCGGGCCAGCGCCACCTGTGCCGCCGCCGGCACCAGCGCCGGACCGCCCCGCAGGACGGCATTGACCTCCGCCACCCGCACGCCGGCTTCGGCCGCCACCTGGCGCGGGGTCAGCCGGCGGTGGAGTTGCCGGGCCATCGTGAACAGCCGCAGCAGATGCGGCACGCGCTGGTCGGGACTGGTCGTGATCTCGTTCATGCTGTCCTCCGGTAGTCGATGCCGCCCGGACGCATGGGGCGCATCGTCGACTGCCCGGACAGTCGCAGATCGGCCTTCAGCTCGGCGGCGGTGGTGTAGACGCGCTTGACGTGACAGGCGCAGTAGGACCCGCGTGATGTCGGCGCGCCGCAGAACAGCGCCGCAACCCCGCGCGGGTCGTGGCTCACCGGATAGCGGCAGGACCGGCCCGTGAGCTCAAACAGAGGCACGGGCCGCGCATCCTCCGGCAGCAATACGGGCCGCGACGAGGCCCCGGGGCGATCCGGGGCCGCCTCAGGCACGGGGTCGGGACCGGACGCGGCCACCACACACACCGGGACAGCGGGTCGCCCGTCGTCCCGGCGCGTCTTTTCGGCCTTGCGGCTGACAGCGGCCTTTCCGGGGGACAAGGGCAGCAGGATCCCGTTGCGCCGGACGAAGCCGATCACGGCACCCCGCGTGACAGGACCATGTTTCACGCTCAGGCGGCCGGCGATCTGGCCAGCGCTCAGCCCCTCGGGAATGAGCGCCAGGATCGCCTCCCGTTTCCGGGCGGGCGGCATGTCGCTCCACAGCTCCGCAACGCCCTTGATCGCGGCGGCGTCTTTCGGACGCCGCGCGATCAGCGCCACGCCACCGCGCAGGCAGAAGCTGACCAGGGACCCCCTGTTGATCGGGCCATACTGCGGGACGAGGGCGCTGACGATCTGCCCGCTCGTCAACCCGCGTGCCGCCAGCGGACGGATCAGATCGAGCCGCTGCGCTGGCGTGAGATCGAGCCAGGCGGTCATCAGCGGCCACCTTCGATCACGTTGAGCGGGGTCTTCAGCGCGGCGAGCGACATCCGGAACCGCTCGACCGACTTGCCGAGCTCGGCATAGGCGCGGTCAGCCGCCTCAGCCTCCGTCGGCGTGATCTTGCCATCGGAGAGGGCGGCCGCCATGGAGGCCATTGCCTCGCCAGCCGCCCGCATCGATTCGGCATGCTGCGCGTGGACCGTGGCGATCGGCGCGTGCCCCTCGGCATCCGGATCGCCCAGGCGGCGGCCGTTCAGTTCGGCCATCACGTGCGTGACATACGGCACCCCGCATTCGTGCTCGAGCACAAGCGCCTGGGCGAGGCCGATGATGTCGGCGTCGGTGGCCGAGCGCCAGCGGCCAACCTGGCTCTTCGATGCGTTGCAGAGCGCACCGGCGCGCACGAGGCCACCGCAGGCGTCCACGAGGTCGCGGGTGGCAGCCTTGATACGGTGAAACCAGGCGTCGGAGATTCCTGCCAGCGCGGTGGCATGGCCATTTCGACTGATGCTGCTCATGGGACAAATCCCTTTTCATGGAACAGACAAGGCTTTCCCGACACGGGAAAAGCGGACTGCTTTTCCCGTCGTGGGAACGGATCGGACTTGCGAGGATCAGCTCATCGAGACAACCCGGCCGGGGGGCCAAAGGCGATGATGCACCGGCCCCCACCGCCCGAAGACGAGGGCCAGACGATGAGCGACACGAGGAACGACACCCCGGCCCGGCAACGCCTGCGCGCCGCACTGGGCCGCCTGGCGCTGGCCGAGGCGGTGCAGGACACGGTGAAGGCGAGCTTGATCCATGACGAGCCTCCCCTCAGCCCGGATGCGGAACGGGACCAGGCGCAGCGCAAGCCGCGACCGGGAGACAGCTGAACTTTTCCGGATGGTTCATCCGCAGCCATTCAAGCCGCGTCTGATGCATGTCCAACGCCGTGACCGCACCGCCAGAAAGCCGGACAAACGCATCCACAAGGTCCGCGTCCGGTCGGTTCTCGCCGGTCTCGTAACGTTGATAGGTGCGCGCGCTCTTCAGTCCGAAGTGCCGCGCGCAATCCCCAAGAGTCTTGCCTTGCGTCAGTCGCCACTGTTTCAGGTTCATGGCCCAAATATAGCGACAAACGCCATATGCCTGTCAAGCCGTTTATGGCGTTCGTCGTTATATCAAAATATGACAGAATCCGCTAAATGAATACCATGTTGAGATTGAAGAAAATCCGCAAAGAACGTGGGATGACGCAAGCACAAGTTGCCGCGCTGATAGGTCTTGACCTGACCAACTACAACAGGCTGGAGAACGGAAAGACCGAACTGACCTACAGTCGGATGCAGCAACTTGCCAAACTGCTCCACGTCGACCCCGTCGATCTCCTGACAAATCGCGGCGGAACGCGCACGGTTGCGGTCCGCGCCCATGTCCAGGCCGGAAGCTGGTCTGAAGCGACGGAATGGCCGGAGGAAGACTGGTACGAGGTCTCCGTGCCCGACGCCGACGATCTGCGCGGCCATGAGCTTTACGCTGCCGAGACACGCGGCACATCCATGGACAAGGTCTATCCGGAAGGCACGGTCGTGGTTTTCGCCGCGCTGCGCGATCCCTCCGACATGCAGGTCGGCCGCCGCTACATCGTCGAGCGTCAGCGCGCCGACGGCCTGCGCGAGGCCACGGTTAAGACGCTGGCACAGGACGCTGCGGGCAAGTTCTGGCTGATGCCGGAATCGACCGATCCGCGCCACCAAGCGCCGATCGAGCTCAACGGCGGCGAGGAAGACCGGATCCTGATCCTTGGGCGGGTCGTCTACTCGGTGCGCCGCGAGCGCTGAACCAACTCCTCAACGCCATCAATGAAATCTGGCAAAGATGTCGCCAATTCCTTTCGGGACGTTGGGACACCACCCTTTCGCACCGTCCAAGGGCGCACACGCGGGCGGTGGTTGGCATGGTATATCTTGCCATTCTCGTCAAACAGCTCGTCGAATGCCGTGGTGAAGTAGCTCAGTGACAGCGTCACCTTCTTGCTCCTTCGCCCGGTCGGCGTGAAGCCAAAGACCTCCAGGTGTTCGGAATAACCGTCGACGTCTTCCGTCCGGAAGCGCATTTCGCACCCGGCCTGGACCACCACGGGCTCATAGGCCGCGAAAACCTGCTGGAGATTGTCGAATCCCTCGACGCGCCGCTTCTGCTCCGAGACAGGGACATGGGCCAGCGCCTGCGCCAAAAGCGGGCTGCCTTTTGCCTGCTCCCGCAGGTCTTCGACTCTGTCCGACGGCTGCACCAGCTTGGTGACATCCCCCATCAGCATTGCAGCCACATGCTTGCAAAACACGTTGCTGCGACTGCCAGCCGGGCACGTGCAGAACATTCTCAAGCCCTGCCCTACCCCCTCAGCGGTAACCCTGTACGGTTTTGGACTGGAGCCCTGTACCAAAAATTGCAGACGCATAAGACCTCCCCTTAACAGCTGAAATCATTATGCAAAGCCGACCCAAAAGCTGAATAACGTTTTGCGCCAAGTTTTCAGTTGACGTTTATTAGCGTTTATCGCCATATTGCGGCATCCACTCACGAGGCCGCACATGACGCACACAGCCAACCCCTGGACGCTCACCCAGACCGGCCGCGCGGTCGATCTGCTCGACCCGAGGCCGGGCATGATCGACATTCGCGGCGACATCGCCCCGGCGCTTGGCCGCATTGCCCGATTCAACGGTCAGGTGCCCGGCGGGGCCTATTCCGTCGCCCAGCACAGCGTCATGGGCGCCCGTGCGCTGCTCGACGAGACGAACCGCCCCGATCTGGCCGCAGCCTTCCTGCTGCACGATGCCCATGAGGCCTATCTCGGCGACCTGACGACGCCGGCCGCCGACGCGCTGGCGTCGGTTATCTCCCGCCTGCTGCTGCAGGACGGATGTCGGCCGGAGACCGCGCAGAACACCCTGAGACTGGCGCGCGAGCTGCTCGCCTTTCGCCTCGACCAGGCAATCTTCAGCGCTGCCGGACTCAAGTGGCCGCTCTGGCCGGCTGACAGCTACGCGATCAAGCGCATGGACGCCCGCTGTCTCGGTCAGGAGGCGCGGCAGCTGATGCCGGCCTCTGACCAGCCCTTTCCCGCCACCCGGCTGCCGCCGATCCGCATGCGCGGCAAGCTCGCCATCATGACGGCGGCGAAGGCCACCGAGGCGTGGCTCGAGCTGTTCGACCAGCTGTGCCCCGCCGCCCAGCCCGTGACGGCAGGCGCCGCATGACAACGCCCGCGCTCACCCCATCCCTCACCCCGGCACAGCGCGACCTGCTGACGACGCTGGCCCGGCGCGGCGTCGCCTTTGCGCGCGCTAACGGCTGGCGCGTCAAGGGCGAGCACGGCTCCCGCTCAAGGCAGACCGCCGAGGCGCTGATCGCGCAGCGGCTGGCCACCACCCTCACCGGCGCCGGCACGTTGCGCCTGGTGCTCACCGACGCGGGCCGCGCGCTCGCCACCGGCCTCAAGCGCCGGCAACCCAGGAGGACGACATGAGCAGTTTCACGCGCATCCGCGATGCGCAGACCATCATCGGCATGCTCGAGCGCGGTGAGCTCAACGCGGAGCTGTCGCGCGAGATCACGGCCCTCGCCGCTTATCTCAAGGCGAGCACCGAGGGCCGCAAGAAGGCCAAGGCCAAGGGCTCCCTGACCCTGAAGCTCGATTTCCTGGTCGAGGACGGCACCATGATCATCTCGCCGGACATCACCGTGAAGAAGCCGAAAGCACCGCGCGCCGACAGCATCTTCTGGGTGCTCGACGACGGTGCGCTCTCCACCCAGCACCCGCTCCAGGACGACATGTTCGCCGGTCCGCGCGAGGCCCGCCGACCTGAATCCATGCCCTCCTGACATCCGCCCTTTGCAGCGAAGGAAAGACCATGACTGACACCGCAGAAACCCCGTTGGCCATCTCCCTCGAGGGCCACAGCATTGGCCGCATCGCAGAGCTGGGCCAGCGCGCCGCCGGCATGACGCTTGCCACCGCGACGCTCCCTGAGCCCGTGCCGGGCCTGCCGGCCTCGATCCCGATCGGCATCACCCACGAGGACGAGCCGAAGGCCATCGACCTGAAGCCCTTCTTCGAGAAGTACCGCACGTCGCCCGAGCACGCCCGGGGCACCGCCGTCGTCCTGACGCTCGGGAGCCTGATTGAGCTCGTCGACCGCCAGCGCACCCGCGACACGGTGATCTTTGCCGACAGCACGTGGACGCAGCCGTCCATCACCGCCGTGATCGACTATCACCAGGGGTCGCTCATGTTGGCGAGCGACGCGGAACTCGGCGCCGGCACGCCGGGCCATGGCCGCAGCCGCATCCACTACGCCTTCCCGCTGGCCGAGGGCTGGCGCGACTGGACCGCCATGAACGGCGTGGAGATGGACCAGCGGAAGTTCGCCGAGTGGATCGAGGATCACATCGCCGAACTGGCGTCGCCGACCTCCGGCGAGGTGGCAGAGTACCAGACGAAGTTCGGCACGACCATCGCCACCCCGTCCGACCTGATGCAGCTGTCGCGTGGCCTGCAGGTCAATGTGGCTGCTACCGTCAAGAACGCGCAGACGCTGCAGACCGGCGAGGCCTCGATCCAGTTCGAGGAAACCCACCACGGCCACGACGGCAAGCCGCTGCTCGTGCCGGGCCTGTTCATCGTCCAGACCGAGGTGTTCTTCATGGGCGCGCTGGTGCGCGTGCCGGTGCGCCTGCGCTACCGCGTCAAGGGCGGGCAGATCAGCTGGTTCTTCCAGATGTGGCGACCCGACATCCACGTGACCGACCGGATCCGCGCCGACCTCGACGTGCTGCGCGAGCAGCTGCCGCACCTGCCCGTCATCGAGGGCGCCCCGGACATGGACCACACCGGCCTCCCCGTGCCGCAGCCGGCCCCGGCCCAGACGACCCGCAAGATCTGACATGCGCTTTGCCAGAGCCGGCGGCACCCGCCGGCTCCCCTGACCGCATGGTCCAGATCACCCCGCCAGAACACCCCGGGAGGACAACATGAACCCTTTCAAGCTGCGCCGGATCGCCGACGGACTGACCGCCGTCACCGTCAATCTCGCCGTCGGCCTCGCCACCGGCGCCGTGCTGGCCGAGACCGTCTGGCGCGTGATCAAGGCGCTGTGACGATGACGCCCGCAAGCCTCGCCGCCCTGCCCCTGCTGATCAGCCTCGCCCTGTGCTGCGCCGTTCTAGCGCTCGGAATCCTGCGCGCCCGGCGTGTGCGTGACGATGACCCTTACGAAACACCGGTTGATGACGCTCACCTCCCAGGCGTCGTCAACACACCCCGGCCGCGCGTCTCCTCCCCGCGCGGCCGGGGAAGCCATGGCAAAGGACGCTCGTGATGGCCGGACCGTTCAGCACACAGATCACCGAGCAGCTGGCGCAGCGTGGCATTACCGCCCGCGACGTGCGCCTGCAGATCGCCATTGCCGAATACCAGAACAACGGCGGCACGTTTGAGCAGGCCGAGGCCATGCTCCGCGCCGCCTACACGAATGCAGCGAAGGGCCATAATGGGCACGCCGATGAGGCCAGAACCCTTGTGCCCGACGCTGCACCCCTTCGGGGCGCGGGCCAGCTAAGGTCCGCCGATAAGGCCATGGCGACGGTGCCCGCCGCCCCGATCCCGTCCACCCGGAGCGGAGGCCACGTGATCGGCGCCGATGAGGCCAGTGTCCAGGTGCCTCCCGCTCCGCAGCCCCGGCGGGAGGTGGCCGCCGGCCATGCCCGCCGGGGCCTTGCCGCCATCGCCGCCGCGCAAGCTCCGGTCGCCCGGTCGCTGTTTGACGGCACGCGGCTGCCGGACGGGCGCACCCTGCGCGAGGTGCATTGGGCCGAATGCCCGCGACTTGCGCGGCAGTACCGCCACCTTGCCCGCGTGCTGCACGCCATCCACAGCCACGCCACGCCATCCGATCCGGCCGCCACGCTGGACGAGATCGTCAGCGAGGCGCAGCTGAAAGCCATCATCGCCACAGCGGAGCGGGCCAATGATCTTGACTGACACACACGAGCTTCCGGGGAACGGAGGGGCCTTTGCCGCCGCGCCGAAAGGCCATCCAGCGGTCGCCCCCCGTTCCCCGGAGGGCGAAGCAGGCCAATCCCATGCCGCCGCTGAGGCCATGCGTACGGCGCCCGCTTCGCCCGCCCTTCAGTCCCTGCTGGACCAGCTCGCCGAGCTGCAGCTGCGCCGGAAATTCTACATTTCCTTGACCAACAAGCAGGTCAACGCCATCCGCGCGCTGACCCGCCGTGCGCTTGGCTGGCGCGCCGACGACGAGGGCCGCGAGAAGATCAACGCCCGCGCCGCCCGCATTGTCGCCAGCGCGCTCTCCGGCAAGGCCCAGAAGCCCGAGGACGAGGCCGCCTTTGCCGCGCTGGCCGCAGACCTTGCCGTCTGCGCCGCCGTGCTGCAGCCGCTGGCCGAGGCCCGCGCCGAGGTGGAAAAGGACATGCGCCGCGCCGCCCGCAAGCTGCCGGCCTATGATTTCGCGAAATCGGTGCACGGACTCGGCGACCTTGGCCTTGCCGTGCTCGTCGGCGAGGCCGGCAACCTCGCCAGCTATCCGAAAAAAGGCCACCTGTGGAAGCGGCTTGGCCTTGCGCCCATGCACGGCCAGGCGCTCAGCACTTGGCGCCGCACCGGCGGGCTCTCGGCGGACGACTGGACGGCCGCCGGCTATTCGCCGCGCCGCCGGGCCGAGGTCTATGCCGTGATTTCCGAACCTCTGTTCCGCGCGCAGTCCGTGGCCGATGGCCCCTACCGCGCCATCTATGACCGCCGCCGCGCCGCCACCGAGGCCGCGCACCCGGACTGGCCGAAGCTGCACAGCCACATGGACGCCCTGCGCGTCATGACCAAGTCACTCCTGCGCGACCTGCGCAACGAGTGGCGGAGGGCCAGCTGCACTTCGCCTGACGGCCAGGTAGCGCATGCCCTCCGCACCCCTTCCCCGAAAGCCACGGAGCCCGGCGCATGAGCCGCGAAGCCTTCAGCCTGATCATGGCGGGCCTTGAGGAGGCCCTCGAGGTCGCCCGCAACACCCCGCCGCTGACGCCCTTCAAGGCGTTTTTCACGGACGACACCACCATGGGCATCTCGGCCGCCACCGCCGCCGAGGCCCGCAAGATCGCCAACGAGGTCGCCAGCCAGCGCCGCACCCTCGTCTCGAAAATCAAAGTGATGAAGGAGAAAGCCCGTGACTGAACCGAACCTTGGCGAGGCCATCAGCCGCGCCGTCGCCGCCCAGTTGAACCCGGAATTTATTGAAGCTGTCATCAACAAGAAGGTGACCCAGCTGATCACCGAGGCGGTTGAGCAATCGCTGCGCAGCTACAGCGACACGGGCAAGCTCATTCAAACGAAAGTTGCGGAGGCCCTGCAGGTCAACGACCTTGATTTGCCCAGCTATGGCCACGCCGTTTCGGCAATGCTCAAGGCGCAGATCGAAGCGAAGGTCTCAGACCTCATCAGCGGCCAGCTCGCCGCCGACATGGACGAATTGCTTGGGCTCGCCCCCAAGGAAATCAAGCTGTCGCAGATCGCTGCGGACATGCTTGAGTTGCACGACGAAGGCTACGGCGAAGTCATCACCGTCATCGTTGGCGACGATAAATACAGCAGCAGGTGGATCTATCTCCACGAGTACGAGGCCCTGCCGGAGTCCCGCAAGCACTCATGTATGCACAAGTTACTGATTAATTCTGACGGACGCATTGTCAGCGCGACAATCGATCACGTCGACACCAAGCGGACCAAGACCATCGGGCGCTCTTATGGCCTCGCCCAGAAGCTGCGCGCCTACGTCGCCTGCGGCACCCGGATCATCATCGACGAAGACGCTGTCGTGACCAGCGTCGGCGACTACTGATCGAGGCCGCAATGACCGAAACCGAACAGACCGAGCTGCGCCACCAGTTGCGCGAGCTGTCCAGCACCATCGCGCACATGCTGGCCGGCAACGAGCCCGTGCGTGAAGCCCTGCTGCAGCAGGTCCAGCTCCTCAATGAGGCCTGGACCATGCCGCCCGCCGATCCTCAGCCCGGGCGCGGATTTGACCTCCGGCCGACACGCCTGCGCCTCCTCGCCTGCGCCGCGGGCCTGCAAAACGACGCCGAAACGGCCAGGGTATGGGGCGAGCGATCCATCGCCCTCGACCTGCGCGCCGTCGCCAACGCCACCCTCAACGCCGCCCGCGTGCGCGGCCTGCTGCCAAGGGAGTAACGCCTTGACCGACATCGACGACCCGATCAGCAAACTGATGCTGGACATGGCCAGATCCAACATCGACGACCCGGTCAGACAACTGATGCGGGACCTGGCCAACGTGCTGGAACGGATCGAGGAGGATACCCGCGCCGAAGGCCAAACCGAGCTCGCAGACAGCATGAATAACAGCGCCAACGCCTGGCGAAACGCCGCCGACCGGCTGCCAAGGGAGTAA